AGCAGTCTGGTTAGCGCACCTGCTTTGGGAGCAGGGGGTCGTAGGTTCGAATCCTACCATTCCGACCATTTGGTTCCGTAGCTCAGTTGGATAGAGCAACGGCCTTCTAAGCCGTGGGTCGCAGGTTCAAATCCTGCCGGAATCGCCAAGGAGTTGAGATGTTGAGAGTTTTAGGAAAGTTGCCAAGAGAACTGGTCGTCGCTGTGAGCGGCGGCCCAGACTCTATGGCTATCTTAGATTTCCTCTCTAACAACCATAAAGTAACTGCTGCCTATTTTAACCACGGAACACCATTTGGAGAAGAGTGTAAATATTTTGTAAAAGACTTTTGTGAAGAACGTAATATTCCTTTAGTTACGGGTAATATTTTTCTTGATTGTCCGCCCGAGAAATCAACAGAGGAACACTGGCGTGATGAGCGTTACAAATTCTTTCGCACCTTTGAGCCGACGGTTATTACAGGTCATAACTTAGACGATGTGATTGAGTGGTTTTTATTCTCGTCTTTGCATGGACAGGGTAAACTTATGCCCTATAAGAACCAAAACGTTTATAGACCGTTTATCTCTACTTCTAAACGATCGCTAGAAGACTGGTGCGAACGCAAGGATGTGCCGTTTATGGTTGACCCAGGAAACACAGACAGAAAGTTTATGAGAAGTATTATCAGAAACGATATTATGCCTCATGCCCGCAAGGTAAATAAAGGGCTCGAAAAAACATTTAAAAAAATGGTGGAAAGGGAATATAATCTATTATACTAAGGGGGATTAGCTCAATTGGTTAGAGCATCCGACTCATAATCGGGAGGTTCAGAGTTCAAGTCTCTGGTCCCCTACCATGCCCGAATAGCTCAGATGGGAGAGCAGTTGATTTGTAATCATCAGGTCGTAGGTTCGAATCCTACTTTGGGCACCATAAGCGGCTATCGTATAATGGCTATTACCTCAGCCTTCCAAGCTGATGATCTCGGTTCGATCCCGAGTAGCCGCTCCACAAGGAAAATAAAATGTATAAACACTTAATCAATGAGATCGCCGACTGGCCAAAAGAGGGTGTTTCCTTTAAGGATATCAGCCCGTTACTTAAATCTAAAGAATTTAAAAACGCCGTAAGAAATCTTGGTGACCAATTTGATTTAAGTTCTGTTGATCATTTTGTGGGCATTGATTCACGGGGATTTATTTTTGCTTCCGCTTTATCGGTTTTGTTCGATAAAGGGTTGGTTCTCGTCCGAAAAAAAGGAAAACTTCCACCTCCCGTGGTCACGAAACAATATAGCTTAGAATATGGAGAGGATTCTCTAGAGATCGCACCCGGAACAGGAAACGTCGTGATAATCGACGATGTGCTCGCAACAGGCGGAACACTCAAGGTAACAAAAGAACTATGTAATCGTGCTGGTTATAATGTTTTAGATTGTGGTGTTTTAATCGACTTAAAGTTTTTACACGATAATGATATAAGTGCTAAAAGTGTGATCATATATGAATAGAATAATAGTCCTTTGTGCGTTACCAGAAGAATCTCAAGGATTGGTCGAAGAATATGTTCCGACATATTATACAGGTGTTGGAAAAGTAAACGCAGCAATGACTGCGATGAAATCGATCATAGATTATAATCCCGATCTTATTATAAATTTTGGAACTGCGGGTAGTAAAACGGTCGATCAACATACATTAGTTGATTGTACAAGATTTATTCAAAGAGACATGCATATCAAAGAGCTTGGTTTTGATTTTGGGGTTACTCCGTTTGAAGATCAAGATACTTCTTTCTTAGAGTTTCCTTCAAAAAATCCAATCAACAAAAGGTTAGTTTGCGGAACGGGGGATACTTTTGTTAGCGATATGAGCAGCCTTCCTTGTGATGTAGTTGACATGGAAGCTTATGCAATTGCTAAATGTTGCCACGAATGTGGGGTAGATTTTGTTTCTTTCAAATATATTACAGACGGTGCCGATGAAGACGCCGCCAATGAGTGGATTGAAAACTGCAAAAAAGGCGCTAGTGCATTTGTGCAAATTTTGCAGACCTATTTGAAAGAGGAAGAATAAAATGAATAAACTTCTCAAAGCAGCGTTAAGTCACTACGAGGCACAACGAGATGAAGCTCTTGCAGTGCTAGAGGTCTACTTTGATAATTCTGTAGGTATTGGGGAGCATTCCAATCTATTAAAAGAAATTCTAGAGTGGTCTCAAAAACTTGCGGAAGCAGAAGAAAATATCTCTACTTTAAAAGTTAATTTCGACAAAAAAGAATAGTTTCGAAACTAGTTATAATATCGTGAAGATTATCTTCACCTAGGTTCCTCAAATTGGTTATAAAAGTTTAGCCATAGCAGGAGGAAATATGAATGGCTTTTTCAACATTTTCCGGTTCTAATACGGGAAACCGAGCATTTCAACTAAACGGTGAAGTTCTCGGTGGTGTTGTAATGAGTGGTTCGGGCTTCGGTGGTTTGCCAGCCTGGACCGGATCTACAGACGGCGCTCCCGTCGGTTATCACAGAAAATATACTCTCAGTAGATCGTTTGCCGATGCAGATGCTACGGGTAGTGTTATTCAAGCATTAAATTATCTCAAGGCGATTACCGCTGAGGGTGGTGATGTTACTTTTGTAGAAGTGAATAACGCACTTCAGGAGTCCACTGGGTCTATACTTTTAGGTGACCCAAGTCGAACTGATACAATAAGCGGTTCTGGTCCAATCAATATAGTTGGTGCAGGGTTCATAGGTTCTTTAGTAACAACCGGGTCGATATCGTCGTCTGCCGGTGCTTTGATTATCGGTGGCGGAACCACGATTAGCAACACGGTTAATATTTCCGGTGTGCTTACTACTGCTGGAAATGTTAGTTCTTCGGCAGCGGCTCGATTTGTTGGAGATGTTTTTGGTGGCTCGCTCACGACCTCTGGCTCAATATCGTCTTCAGCCGGCGCACTAATTATTGGTGGTGGTACTACAATTAGTAACACAGTTAATGTTTCCGGTGTGCTTACTACTGCTGGGAATGTCAGTTCTTCGGCAGCGGCTAGATTTGTTGGAGATGTTTATGGTGGATCGTTGACAACCTCGGGTTCTGTCTCATCGTCTGCTGGGTCACTGATCATTGGTGGCGGAACTACACTTTCCAACACAGTTAATGTTTCTGGTGTTCTTACTACTGCTGGGAATGTCAGTTCTTCAGCGGCAGCAAGATTTGTTGGAGATGTTTTTGGTGGATCGCTTACGACCTCTGGCTCGATATCTTCGTCTGCTGGTAATTTAAACATTGGTGGTACAGGATTTATTAACTCGTTGGTAACAACAGGTTCAATATCCTCATCGGCTGGTGCATTAATTGTCGGTGGTGGAGTTACACTTAGTAAAGCTGGGGCTTCCGCATTAACTTTGTCAGGTACACTATCATCTTCTGCTGGAGCAAGCTTTTTGGGAAGTCTTTTTGCTGAAGATGTGAATGTGTCAGGTACTTTAACTGCTGCCACTTTTTCTCCATCGGCTATTTCTGGTAACGTAGCTATAAATGTGAATAATCAAATCATTGCTAATGGTATTTCGTTATCAGCTTCATTAACCGGGACACATGTTAACATTGATCCAACAAACGGAAATGTTAACTTTGATGGGACACTCGTAAACATGGGTGCTGCTACGTTTAATACTGTGAATGTCGGAGACGCATTGACAGGTAGTGGGCAGATCCTTGCAGGTTCACCCGCCCTCGGTGGTGGATTTGATGCTGCTAATATGAGAGTATCCGGAGTTGTATATAACGCAAGCATGGCTAAGATTGAGCTTGGCGCTGCTGCTACAGCTAATACTATTAATCAAATACCCTACATTGAAATGATGGGTGTAGATGAGGATGCTAAACTTAGAATTTACAGGCTGCAAGTTTCAGGAGGCATGTTCCAAGTTACTCAGAAGTAATAAGTTTTATAAAATTATGGTTTTTAAAATAGGGGGCTTCGGCTCCCTATTTTTTTATCTATTTATTATATGCGCTTCAAAATCAAAAAATTGACCTTAAAGTATGCCTATTTAAGTCTTGAAAAAGAGGAAATAGAAGAAATATGCTCTTCTGTTGAGGGAGAAATGCGGTCTTATCTAGACGAGCATTATCCTGAACATTATCAGGCGTATTTTGGATTGCAAACAAAAAACCAAACAGAAGACAACCCACACAAAGAAAACCAACCAGTGCCAAAAATAAAAAACAAAGACCTGAAAACGTTATATAGAAAAATAGCTTCGAAAATACACCCAGACAAAGATAGGGGTGATGGAGACTTGTTTTCCAAAGCCGCAAAAGCTTATAGTGAAAGCGATATAGGAAAACTATTAGAGATAGCAGGAACTATAGGCATAGAAATACAAGAACTTTCACAAAAAACTATAATTTTACTAGATAAAAATATAGACGACCTAGAGAAAGAAATCAAAAGCAAGAAACAAACATCAGCATGGTTATGGGCTCAGGCAAAGTCTAACAGTGAAAAAGATGAAATTATACAGTATATATTAAACAAAAAGGGAGATATTCAATGAGTGATAAAACATTTACGATATCCGTTCACAAAGACGATACAAGAAGATTAGCTGTGGCGAGTTTAACTTTTATTCTAGGAAGACACGGGGCAAAATATTCTAATCAACTTGAAGTTATAAAAGATCAAATAGAGTCCGGAACAAAAGCCGACACTCTGCAAAGTTTGCAAGGTATGGTAGAAGTCTTAGAAGAAACTTGTCAAGAACTATCTAGATTGGTACCCTTTGTGCAAGAGTTTGACGACTAGTTTCTGCCAATACAAAGATCTTCGAAGATTTGCTTAATTTGAAGGAAGACCGTTTCTGAATTAACAGCGGGGGTATATAATCTTGCTGGGTCCCCTCTTACCATCTGAATAAATGAAGTATGATGCTCGGGAAGAGCAAAAACAAATATTTCAAATCCTTGGTCTATAGCATGAGCATTTACTTGCGCTACATTGTTATTGACAATAGTCTGGGCTATTTCATCCGTCATTAATATTATTACTTTTTGATTCCCTTGGGTCCAACCAAAAGGGTACGTCCCGTCCATCGACCACAACGCCACATCTATAGATGGTTCAATTCCTCCATCTTCTAATAGTCTCATAGCTTCAAGGTATTCCAAAAACTCATCAGCCGCCACAAAGTTAGTTACCATCTCAGAATGGCGTCTAAATGGAGGTTCAAGGTTTCCCTGGTTCTGTCTACCTATAACAGCAAGTCCAAATCGAAAATTGCTCGTGATCGGGTCGTCTAAAAGCGGTGTGATCCCTTCTATCATTGATGTGATCTCATCCTCAAATGAGCCGGAAATATCAATTATAAAAACTAAGTCTACACCACGAGTATCAAAACCTTCATCAACTTCACCATCACAATCATTATCAAGATTATCACAGATTTCTTCAACAGGTAAAACCTGTCCATCACAAGGTCCATCAAAACCACCATCTTGACAATATCGAACACCCGCTCGGCATTCGCCAACTGCCATTGTACCATCTGGTCCGTCATAACAAACAATAGCCGTTGTGTTTGCTACTCCCTCATCAATCGACCCATCGCAGTTATTATCTAACCCATCACAGGTTTCTTCAGATGGTCCAACATGACCATCACAATAAAGACTACCATCATCGCATTTCATGACCCCCGGCGTACAAATACCGACGCCATAGTCAGCCCCTTCTACAAAGCCGCACAATTGGTGCTGTTCCGGAAAGTTATTATCAATAGCTGCATCGCAGTCATTATCTAGCCCATCACAGATTTCTGGTTCGGGACCTACGGCACCGATACATTCAGACCACCCATCAAAGCTGCAAGTTCTTAATCCATATTTACATACGCCCGATTTCTGAGGAATATCGTTTGGGTTAAGTGAAGATAATATTGCCCCATGATGATCGCACACTTGCTTTTGTCCTGGGCGGCACTCAAGCGGCACCAGTTGATCATCTTCGAGACAAGCTTGACATGACATCAAAATTAAGGGCACAAAAAATAAAACTAACCGTTTCATTCCATTGTTGCCTCAACACAAGCCTCGTAAGAACTATAAAGAACCATACTCATCGCTGTGCTGTTAAACACACGAAATCTAATTTTTTTTAATGGTAGGCTTTCTTTTTTATAAGATGCCGTCATTATGATAGGGGGAGATTCTTCGGACTGTGTCGGAAGTTTGAAAGCAAAAAGCAAAGAATTCCCAGGACCATTTTGTAAGATACCGGCAATATATCCGTCTTTGATAACTTCAGGGATGCCAATTTGGGCTGCGGAATTGTCTCCAGCCTCAGTTGTGATGCGGCTACTAATATGAACAACCCATTTACAGTTGCCGTGCTGACCGGGTGTATAGTACGTTGACTCTTTGGGGAAAACAGTTTGATAAAGGTTATTGGCTTTAATCTGGTAATGAAGACCCACAGCACTAACAAGAGCCAATATGCTTAAAAGTGTAACTCGTTTCTTAAGAAAACCAAACATTTAGAAAACAACTCCTTAGTGGAGAGGTTCTAAATTTAGCACCTCTCCTGTCGGTGATAAAGTAATGAAAGGCATCTTCTTTATCTCTTTATTAAGTATCTTTGTATTGGGGGTTTTTGTTTTCTTTTCTATCCAAACCAAAATTTGGTTTTTTTCCTTGACTTGTCCAACGTAGGACCATTTGCCCTCTATTTTCTGCCAAACTTGAGGAAAGTCAATAGGTTGTCCTGAAAAGAGCAATAGCCCTGACAACATAATGCTATTTATCATTGATTAATCCAGTCCTTTCTTGAAATCACTGTAATTGATTTACTGAGGATAATTAGTCCCCTATCAATCTAGTTACTATACTATGCACAAAAAAACATCATTTTACGTCAAGTTTCTGATAATTGTTATGCTTTGTATCACCAGTTGTGTAAGTGGTTGTACCACAATTAAGATCACAAATGGTGAAAAACAAGAAATATTACCTCGACAATCTTTTGTTCAAATTCAACAATCGGTAGAATTAGAAGGTTGTGGCATCGACGCCGAGACTAAAGAAAAAAGATGCCAAACAGCGGTAATGAGATACGTTTCCTCTGGTGCGTATGTATTTCATAGCGAGGTCACCCAAGGGTTTTCCTATGTTTTGACGGCGGGGCACTCCTGTCAGAGTAAAATTCCGAAAGAACAAGACATTGAAGGGTTTAAAGTTTTAAACAAAGGGTCTACTTTCAAGGCTGTGGATTTAAATGGCTTCAAACACGATGCTGAAGTAATTGATATAAATAACAGATTTGACCTGTGCTTACTAAGAGTTTCAGATGTATTAATGAGTCCACCTGTATTAAAGGTTGCTGATAAGGAGCCAAAAAGGGGAGAAACTGTAACAAACATGGCAGCACCTCACGGACTTTATTGGCCAGGAACAGTCTTAATTTTTAAGGGTCAGTTTTCAGGGTACCACAATAAAGGATATTCGATATATACAATTCCTACCAAGCCAGGATCAAGCGGATCACCTATCATCAACAAAGACAACAAACTAGTCGGAGTAATTTTTGCAGGGTATCCTATGATAGAAAATGTAGGATTATCTTCTCCTCTTGTAGCAATCAAAGTATTTTTAAAAAAAGCAATTGCCAAAGGAGAAATGGCTCTGTGGGAAAAAGGTAACGATCCAAAATTAGATACACAAATTGATCGTTTGTGGATTCAAAAAATGAAAACAAAACTTGATGAAGTTTTTGGGATTTAATAATATTTAATTACTAGGCAAGGAGTTGAATTATGGGAGCAAGAAACAGACCGGCATCCCCTGGTGTGGTTTCGGATGCCGCAGTTGGAGCAGCGTCTCAGGGAAGTGCTAGGTTTCCTTTGTCGGGGTCTCCTCTGGGGCGTGCGATACAATTAAGTACAGGTGCCTCTACTGTACATACTCTTTCTCAGGGGGTTATTGAGGAGGTATATTTGTGGTGTGCAAATTATTCCACCACTGAGGCTTCTTTATATTTAAATTTTGATGGAAATAGTTCTTTTGCTACCGCAACTTCATTGATTATAAAAATAGGTGCTCAATCTGGTTTAAATCTTGTTTGGCCTGGTATACCCCACCAACCACCGGAACCAGGCGATGATGATATAGCCAATAATAATCCGAATATTTTTGCAAAAGCTAGTGCAAATAGCAAGCTTTTGTTGTATGGATTTGTTGTTAGACATTACCCAAGAGATCGTGCAAATACAGCGGTAGCTGGTTTTAATTTTGGTGGTCAGGCAACTGAATAATGGCTCCGTATCTTGCTAGAAGAACTCTAGGTCCAATCAAAGACGGAATGGGTGGTGCGCTAAACTTAGATGAGCCATCATTTATTTCTGTAACACAAACTAATGATATTACCTCTATTGGATCAGATGCTGGATCAGGAAACGAAAGAACTTTGTTCAACACGTCAGAACAAGGAACTACGCCTACTTTAACTACTAATAGTGAATCTACCGATATGACTTTTACCGCTTCGGGTGGAACATTTGTCGTTGAAAAGGACGGTAATTATTATATAGAGGTTACGTTTATATGCAAAGTATCTACTACGACTCAGTATGATGTTAGGGTAAAGGTCGCAGCTTCTGGGGGTTCGGCTGTACTTAAACACACAAAGAGAATTGGATCAGCAGCCACCACTGATCCTGATGAAAGTACTACAGGTGTAGTCTTGTCCCTAAATGCGGGAGATACTGTTACTGTCACTTATGAAGATGATGGTACGGCAAATATTTTTCCAAACCTTGGCACAACGGTGAATATAATGAGGATTGGCGATGTAGGCGGTGGTGTCGGTGGTGGCGCAGTAACCATTAATAATAATACCAACGGTTATTTCTTGACCGCTACTGGTGTAGCAAACACACTACAAGGCATATCCCAACTCCAATATAACAGTACGCACGGTGCTATCTCTTCAAGTGTCGATCTTTATGTTTCAAGCTCAATTGGTAGTGATGGAATACCCGGAGCGAAACTATTTATACAAGGAACAGATGCCGATGGCAACGCTTCGAAGATGAGAATTGGCGTTGAAAATGGGTTTCTGAAAATAATTGACGACGACTTAGAATAAATGTTAACGAGGGTTTAAAATGTTAAGAAAAATAACAAAAGCGTTCCTGATGAACGAGAATTTAAAGGTTGATGCTGCCGCATCAGTGCAAGCACTTTATGATATTGTCAGTAATATTCGTGTTTCAAACAAAAGAGATACTAACAGAATTTCCTTGGCAAAAGAGCATCTTCGTGGTATAAAGAGACAATTAAGGTCCCTTAATGAACGTATTGAAACTTTAGAAGAAGAATTAAATTTACTCAAAGAGGAAAAGTAAATGGGTGGCGTTGCAGGACACATGGATCATCTTTATGATAATCCAAATTTAACTTTTGCCAAAATGAAAGAAATTATGGAGGCAGCGTCTAATGCAGAATTGGATGTCGAAGAAAAAGTAGACGGACAAAATCTTTTTCTTTCCTATTCTATACCCGAAGGCAAAGCAAAAGGTGCCAGAAATAAAGGTAACTTAAGAACAGGTGGTCTTGACGCTGCTGGATTAGCAAACAAGTTTGCTGGTCGAGGCGGGTTAGAAAAAGCATTTACAGGCGGATTTGATGCTTTCGAAAAAGCAGCAGAGGCTCTATCTGATGAGGAAAAACAAAGAATATTCGGACCAGACACCAATATATGGTACAATGCCGAAGTAATGGACCCAGGCACTCCCGATGATCCCAATGATCCTGGGTCTACAAATGTCATTAAATATGATAGCAAAACATTAAAAATTCATAATGTAGGTCATTTTATTTTTGATAGAAAAACAGGAGAAAAAAGCGATATCCCTGACGGAACTCTCGAAACTTTAGATGCCGCTTATGACAGGATGCAAAATACCTTAAGTTCTCATGATTTTTCGTTAGCAAGACGAGCAGTTATTCAGTTGCAAAAATTAGAAGATAAAGCACCACTTCTAGAAGCAAAGTCCAAAATAGATTCTACCCTTTCGGCAGAGGAGTTGTCTGATAATTCAACAATTCAGGATTATATGTTTTCTCGCATATTAAACGGGATAGATGCAGAATTGCCCAAAAATCTAAAAGAAGGAATAGCAAAATATATCCTAGGAATGCCTGGAAACATTGGACTCAAGGCGCTAAAAAAAGGACTAAGTCCGGAAGATTTACAAGATCTAACTTCAATTATTTCTAACAAAAAGATGCTACTCAAAGAAGCAATACACCCAATAGAGATGGCAGTACATGATTTTACGGTTGAAATCTTAAAAGGCTTAAAAAGTGTTTTTATTGCCGATACAGATGCTGAGGTCATGCGTCTAAAAGAAAACTTATCAGAGGCAGTAGAAGAAATTAAATCTAGAGGCGAAGAAGACCCCCACGCCATGGAAATAATGCAATTTCATCTGAATAAAATTAAAGATTTTTCAAATATTACAACTCCAATTGAAGCAATTGTTTTTGACTATGATGGACACACATATAAATTTGCTGGGAATTTTGCTCCCTTGAATCAAATATTAGGAATGTTCAAGTACCCGAAATCTCCAAAAAAATTAGCTAAAGAAAATATAAACTTTAATTCCCAAGTTATAACCGACCAGAGAGGGAAAAAAGTAGCTTTATTGCCAGGAGGATTTAAGCCTCCTCATGCAGGACATTATGGTCTTGCTAAAGAATTATCCTCCCTTCCCGACATTGATGAGGTTATAGTTATTATTGGCAAAAACCCTCGCTTTTCAGAAATAGAACCAAAGATTACAATCACAGCGGAGCAATCCAAGGATCTGTGGGATCTTTATACCATGAAAGATGAAAATATTAAGGTTAGAATTCAAGAAGGTAAAACTCCTGTTGCGGATGTCTATGATTTAATAGCAGATAAAAATTCTTTTTCTGAAGGAGATACTGTGGTCCTCGGGAAAAGCGATAAAGATGTTGGCGATACAAGATATGCCCGAGCGCAGTCTTATGCTGAGATGCATAATCCCGGTGTAAATGTAGAAGAAATGGTTTTTCCGATGATTGGTGGTAAAAACATGGGAGGAACTGCTCTTCGAAATATGATAGCGGCTGATCAAAAAGAAAGATTTCTATCAAAAATTCCCAAACACTTGCTAGTTTCAGAAGCTGAGAGTGCATGGGATATTGTAAGCAATAACAATACTGCTCTAAATTCTTATATTGACACAACTATTGAAGAAATGACCACAATGGGTGCCGGAGCCGTCGAAGGATCCCCAGGGGGAGTTGGGTTTGGTCCTCCGAACACCTATAACGTCTTTAACAAAAGAAGAAAAAACAACCCCAATAAAAGGGCTAAAAGTAAGCGCCCTAAAGTTAAACGAGCAAAACGACAAAGGCGGAGATAATTATAGTACTATGAAAAGAGACCAGATTTTAGCAGAGCAATTAATTCGTGATTATATTCACGAAAGGATTAAGAAAAAACTAGATCAAAAAAAGCTAGTCGAAACAGAAATAAGAAAAGCAGTTAAAAGACTTCTGGAAACCGAAACAGGTACAGAAGAACCAAGCCAAAACACCGGAATTAACGTTTTAGCTGACCTGTTGGAAAAAATTATCCCAACTATTGAAAATGACTATAAAATGCTTACAACATCCGCAGAACAAAGAGAATCTTTCCGAAATCATGTTGTACATGCGATTAAAAACTCATTAAGACCAATTGAAGCAGCTTCAGGTGCGGAAAAGTTACCTGAAAACTATGAGTTTTTATATTCTCCCGAAAAACTTCTAGAAAAATTAAAAATCGATTTAGACCCAGAGGAAGATAGTGCCGGAGAATCTATCGAGGGAGAATTTATTGACATTGAGGGCACTGAAGAAATTGATGATTTTGTACAAATTGACGATCAAAATGAAACAGGAAGAAATTTTGCAGCTACAAGCTTTAAAAAGATTGAAAAACAAATTGTAGATGCTTATGATATGTTGGCAGACGAAGAAGATCAAAATTTGTTTTATGACTACCTAATCACAAACATGCTTCTTTATTTTGATAAGTTTGAAGATGAGTTAGCCCCAGAATTGCCAGATACTACAACTCCAGAATACGAGGAAGAAAAAGATAAAGGCGAAACTGGAGAAGATTCAGAACCTGCGGAAGAAGAAACAGAAGAAGGTGGAGATTTAGCAGATATCGAACCAGCAGCTTAAATATATTCTTACCCTTAACACTTTTTAAATTACTATTATACTGCTATTGTCAGCCTTTAAAACTATGCCAGCAATTGCTAGCATATAAATAAGAGTAAATAAGTTGACAACTGTTGCGTATTATTGTATAGTCTATTTAATCTTGGGGGTAAACGGTATCGATTGATGGGAAAGTAGAAAAGGTGCAAGGGTGAGGGAAGCGTGGCTCACTAAAAACGCTTAAACTCTAATCGCAAACGACGATTTCGAACTAGCACAAGCAGCTTAATAACCTGACTTAGCTTGAGGCGACGGCAGCCAAAAAACAGAAAGCCGTATTGTGTCCTGTAAGTGCTTTTGATTATCTCAGCCATAATAAGATGATCTAGTCAAGCGGGCTGTCTGACGAAAAAAACAGACCTAACCTTGTGAATGACCCTTCTATGGAACTAGACAAGACGGGAGTTCGATTCTCCCTACCTCCACCAGCCGCCTTCGGGCGGCTTTTTGTTTTACCTTCTTTTATTAGTTGGATCTAATTACTTAAGACTTGGAAGGATGTTTTATTTTGAGAAAAACAATAATATTAGACACGAACGTGTACCTAACAGAAGTTAACTCGCTTTTTACTTTCGGAAAAAATGATATAGCTCTCCCGACAATAGTGTTGGACGAGATTGACAAACATAAACACAGACAAGATACAGCAGGATTAAATGCTAGATCTATGAATCGTGTCTTTGATCAACTCAGAGCAAAAGGTAGTTTGTTTACAGGGGTTCCCCTCGGTCGTGGAAAAGGACAAATTTTCGCTGCTCAATATGATCCTCGTTATTTGCCGGCTGGAATGGAGCCCAACGATTCTGATAACAAAATTATAGCAATTGCAATTCGCTTGAGAATGGAAGGTCGTGACATAGTTGTTGTATCTCGTGACTTGAATATGAGAGTTAAATGCGATTCTTTTGGGATAACTTGCTATGATTACCAGCCACAACAAGCGGTTAAATCTGTAGACAAGTTGTTCGATGGGACCGTAGAGGCTTTAGTCGCCGACGAATTGATCGATTCTTTTTATGAGAATAAAGAAATATTTCTTCCAGAACAGAAAAGTAAATTATATCCAAACCACTACATTTTATTAAAGTCCGAAAAAGACGAGAAAAAGTCTGCAATTTGCCGGTTTAAGAATTATGAAACACCGCTAAGAAAAGTGTACTCTTATAGGGATATATGGGGGCTCACTGCGAATAACAAAGAGCAAAAATATGCGATGGATCTGCTATTCGACAAGGAGATACAGATCGTATCATTGACAGGACAAGCAGGAACGGGAAAAACTTTAATCGCTGCGGCATGTGGATTAGAACAAGTATTGAACAGTACCAAATCCCAAGGAGGATATGATAAACTGATCATCACCCGACCAGTGCAACCCATGGGACGTGATATAGGCTTCCTGCCAGGCACCTTAGAAGAGAAGATGATGCCATGGATCGCCCCACTAAGAGATAATCTTGAATATTTATTTGGAGATAAAACAGCCTTGGATATGCACATGGAGCAAGGTGTAGTCGAGATAGAGGCAATGACATATATCAGAGGTCGGTCCATATCCAATGCTTTTATGATAGTAGATGAAGCCCAGAACTTAACAGCACACGAATTAAAGACTATAATAACTAGAGTAGGACATGGGACCAAATTAGTGCTTACGGGCGACATTCAACAAATTGATAATTCATATGTAGATGCTGTGTCTAACGGACTCACCCATGCTGTAGAAAAATTTAAAGAATACAGTATTTCTGGGCATGTCACTCTTTATAAGGGAGAAAGGTCAAAATTAGCCACATTGGCAGCAGAGATATTATGAGAGAATACATATTAGAAAAAGTTAAGAACACAACTCGACACTTTAAATTTGGTAATGTTAAAGTGCATGAAATCGACCCAATGCCAGATGGTATTGATTTAGAGGCAATTTTAAAAACAATTGATAGGAGTTTTCCCCCTTATTATTTTAGGGATTTAAAGGGTATTAAAATACAACACATACAAGAATTTGATGAACGAGAAGTCAATGCTGTTTATAAAGATGGAATATTTTATATCACGAACAAACAAGAAAACTCTAAGGACCTTATGGATGACATAGTCCACGAATTTGCACACCATATGGAAATGAAATTCCCAGAGTTAATTTACAGTGACGAAACCCTTATCAACGAATTCCGAAGAAAAAGAAAAGAATTAAATTTTGAACTACGCTCTGAGGGTTATTGGACAGAGGAGTTTGATTTTGATAATTTAAAGTTTGATGAAGATTTTGATAAGTTCTTGTACAAAAGGGTTGGAAAGAACATGCTTCAAATGGTTACGGCGGGAATGTTCATAAGACCATATGCTTCCGTTTCTTTGCGAGAATATTTTGCGACTGGTTTCGAAGCCTACTATTTAGGACAGGAAAATACTCTAGAAAGAATTAGTCCTATGCTCTATGATAAAATTAACGAGCTTCACCACTACAGAATATAATACGAAAGTAGGTTACATTGGCTGGCAAACACATCTCCTATTCCGAGTGGCGGAACTGGCACATCTGCCCTCACTACCACAAACTCACTTACATTGACAAGGTTGCCCAGTTCGAGGGCAATATCTACACTGCTTTTGGGAAAGCCATTCACACTGTTTGTGAATTTACTTTGACTTCCCCCGAAAAGTACAGAGAGCCGGGCAAGATTGATGCGCTAGTTAAAGAGCAATTTCTGAAAGAATTGAAGGCTCTGCCCGAAGACGCACAGCACGATGCTAAAGCTAATTTTAAACTCAAAGATTGGCTTGTAAATGGTCTCGACATCATCCCTGACCTTTATCGCTGTTTGGTGGATAAGTTTGGTAAGCTCGGCGAGGATTGGGAAGTACTCAAGGCAGAAGAACAACTCTATGTTCCCATCACCGAATTCACGGAAGCAGAAAAAAACTTCAAAGGTTTTATTGACCTTGTAGTCTACTCCAAAAAGGATGAAAAGGTTCACCTGATTGATTGGAAAACCTGCTCATGGGGATGGCGTCGTGAAAAAAAGAGCGACAAGATTATGGCGTATCAACTTGTTTTTTACAAACATTTTTATGCTCGTAAATATGACGTAGATCCAAAAGACGTTGATTGTCACTTCGTTTTATTGAAGCGCACAGCCAAGCCTGGCAAGAAAGCTGAGTTCGTGCGGGTGACGGCAGCCAAAAAAAGAACAACAGACGCACTTAACGCCTTAACAAAAGCGTTGCATAATATTAACAAACAGAACTATATCAAGAACCGTACTGCTTGTACAAGTTGTAAAGACCGTTTTGGGGTTTGCGAATTTTACCAGACGGAATATTGTTCGTAGGAGGATATTCACTTGTCAGAAGATAAAAAAATAAAGGTTTTAACAATCAGTGATCACCCCATGTTACCTTCGGGTGTTGGTACACAGACAAAATATGTGATAGAAGCACTTTTAAGATCGGGTAAATTTGAGATTATTTCCCTCGGAGGAGCTATTAAACACCCCGACTATACCCCGATGCAAACAGAAGAATGGCGGGAAGCATGGACGATAATCCCAGTTGATGGGTATGGTGATGTTAACACGATAAGGCAAGTTCTGCACGCCCATAAACCTGATATTTTATGGTTCATGACGGATCCTCGTTTTTATGATTGGTTATGGCAAATTGAAGACGAAATCAGAGAAAATATTCCAATGGTTTATTATCACGTTTGGGACAATAAACCGATTCCGGTTTTCAACAAGCCCTATTACACTTCCAACGATTTTATAGCAACAATCTCGAAAGTAACAAGCGAGTGTGTTAGGGGTGTCGCTCCTGAAGTTGAAGAGAAATATGTACCTCACGCCGTTCCTGATTATTTCAAGAATTTAAGGGACGATCCGAATACTAGCCGTATATTGAAAGACGCAAAAGATAACAACGCATTTTTAAAAAATAAATTTGTATTTTTTTGGAACAACAGAAACGCAAGAAGAAAACAAAGCGGGACTATAATATTTTGGTTTAAGAAGTTCCTTGATAAAGTTGGTCACGATAAAGCCTGTTTGTTGATGCATACAGAAGTTGTTGACCCAAATGGGCAACCGCTTGAATTCATAACACAACATCTAGGATTAACAGACGGACAAGTAGTGTTTAGTAAGAAAAAAGTAGACCCTGATCAACTTGCTTTAATGTATAACATGGCAGATTGCACCATAAACATAGCAGATGCTGAAGGTTTTGGATTAGCAACGCTAGAATCCCTGTCTTGTGAAACTCCCATTATTGTTAATATGACCGGAGGACTTCAAGAACAGGTGACCGACGGAGAAGATTGGTTTGGTATTGGTATTGAACCTTGTTCAAAAGCGATAATTGGATCATTGAATGTTCCTTTTATTAGAGAAGACCGTCTTAATGAGGATGAAGTTGTTGACGCTATGGAAAGAATGTTCCTGATGACTGAAGAAGAGCGTCGAGAACTTGGACGAAAAGGCAGAGCACACGTTGAAAAGAACTACAACTTTGAAGATTTTAATAAAACCTGGGTTGAAGTCATGCTCGGTATCCATGAAAAGTACGGCTCTTGGGACACAAGAAAAAACCATAAAAGATGGGAGTTAATAGAGGTATGAGATCTGTTTTATTAAAAGGACCAATATACAGCCGCAGCGGATATGGAGAACATGTTCGGTGTGTATTTAGAGCATTACAGACCCGACCAGATTTATATGATGTGTATATCGAACCAACAGTTTGGGGTACCACAAGTTGGTCATACAAGGATAATGAAGAGAATGAAGCAATCAAAAGATGCATTATGAAAAGAGAACATGCTGGCGCAGGATTTAAGGCAAACGTATCTCTACAGGTTATGATACCTAATGAATGGCAACCGCTAGCTGAGAAAAACATAGGTGTAACGGCAGGAATTGAAACAGACAGAGCTTCGGCACAATGGGTACACGCCTGTAATCAGGTTGACCATGTTGTTGTTGTTTCTAATCATGCGAAAGATGTTTTTCTAAAATCAAAACACTCAGGAAGAGACCCTAATACAGGTACGGAAGTTTTACTGAAGTGCGAAAAGACAATAGATGTAATTGGGTACCCGGTTAAAACGATCGAACCTTCTCCTATAGATTTAGATATATCTACGAAATTTAACTTTTTGACAGTTGCCCAAGCGGGACCAAGAAAATGTCTTGATGCAACTGTAAGATGGTTTGCCGAAGAGTTTAAGGATGATGAAGATGTTGGACTTATCATTAAAACAAATTTAGCAAACAACTCAACACCAGATCGGCATAATATTCTCGTACAAATTAAACAATGGATAGCTCAAATCGAAGACAAAAAGTGCAAGGTTTATCTTTTGCATGGTAATTTGTCGGATGAGGAAATTCACTATCTGTATAACAATGATTTCGTAAAGGCATATGTTACAACAACTCACGGAGAAGGTTTTGGGTTACCTATTTATGAAGCGGCGTATAGCGGTCTTCCGGTAATTGCTCCGGCTTGGTCTGGGCATGTGGATTTTTTATATAAAACATACCAGAAAAAAAATGGACGAACTGATAAAAAATGTCTCTTTAATAAAGTGAAGTATGAACTACAAAATGTCCAAGAAAATGTTCTCTGGGAAAATGTAATCATCCCCGAATCAAAGTGGGCTTTTAGTGATGAAAAGTCTTTTAAGAAAGTCATGAGAAACGTTTATGAAACCCACGGACACAAGTTAAAAATGGCAGAAGAACTAAAGGACCACCTACTCGAAAATAACACAGAAGAAAAAATACAAGAAAAATATGTAGACATGATAAACAAAGTTTATCCACCAGAAGTTTTTGAGGTAGCAGATTGGCTAAAAGAGATAGAAAAAAACTTAGAAGATAATGAATAAAAAGATTATTTTTGTTGCTGATTTTTTTGCGAACCAAATACCTGGGGGCGGAGAATTAAACAACGACGAATTTATAAAACTAGTTCTGGCAAGAAACATAAACATCCGCCCAGTCAAATCAGAGATTGTAAGTGTTGAGTATCTGAAGCAAAACAAAGATCACACTTTTGTGATAGGAAATTTTATAAACCTGAATTCTAACTCCATCGAATATCTTATCAATGAAGGTTTGAATTATAGCATTTATGAACATGACCACAAATATTTAACAACAAGAGATCCCTCAAGGTTTCCTGAATATGTTGCACCGGAGGAATACCTTTGTAACTTAGATTTTTACAGAAACGCTAGGGCTGTTTTTTGTCAAAGCGACCTCCATAAAAAGGTCGTAAAGAAAAACTTAAAAACAAAAAACATTCACAATCTTGGAGGAAATTTGTGGGATCTAAAGACACTAGATTTGCTTGAAGAAAACTCTAAAAAATCAAAGAGAGACAAAATAGCCATATGGGATTCTTTTAACCCTATAAAAAACACTTCACAAACGGTGGCATATTGTAAGTTCAAGGGGCTTGAGTATGATTTGGTTGGAAACTTGCCGTATGATAGTTTTTTAGAAAAATTAGGTGAAAATAGGACGTTTTTATTTATGCCTGAGACCTTAGAGACTTTGTGTCGAGTGGTAGTAGAAGCTAGGATGATGAATATGAGAACTATCACTAATGGTAAAATAGGTGCTTCCAGTGAGGAGTGGTTTTCTCTTAAAGGTAAAGATTTGATAAATGAGATGAGAAACAAAAGAGAGACAATACCATCAAAAATTTTAGGAGAGATATTTTGAATATCGTTATGGTGTGGAATAAAACTCTTAGAAGAGGGAATGTTCACAAAATAGACATTGGGTTTTGGAATACATATTATTCGTTATTGCAATTAGGGCACCAAGTTCATTTCTTTGATACCACAACAGAGCCAGAAAAGTCACTGTCGGATGTTGTAGATAGTTTTAAGCCTGAGTTGATTTATTGTTGTATGACGGGTGACCCATCACTAACCCCATACGAACCATGGGAAGATATAGAGAAAGAAACCCAAAAAGGTCGCTGTAAGACTTTTAACTGGTTTTGTGATGACACCTGGCGGTTTGATAACTTCTCTAGCAAGGTGTGTAACTTGTTTCATGTTTGCTCTACTGTCGAGGTCGATTATATACAGAGGTTTAAAGAAATTGGATACAACAACATAATTCACTCTATGTGGCATACAAATTTAGATTTCTACCCCAAGGTTACAACGAAAGATATCGACATATCCTTTTGCGGCATCCCCAACCCAGAAAGACAAAGTCTGACAAACGCATTAACAAGGGAGGGGTTGTCCGTTGAGTACAAATATGGTGTTTCGCACGAAGACATGTGTGAACTGTTTTCTCGATCAAAGATAAGTTTGAACTTTTCGAAAAACATGACCTTGACACCGCCTCGCCGGCAAATTAAGGCAAGATTATTCGAGGTCCCTGCCGGCAAAGCAGTATTGTGTACAGAAAAAACTCCCAACTTAGAAGAATATTATGATATCGACAAAGAAGTTATTGTATATGAAGGAGCCACAGAGCTTTTCGAGAAGTGTAGTTTTTTGTTGAAAAATGAGAATATTTTAAACAAGATAGCTGAAAATGGTCACGAAAGATTTTTAAAAGAACATGAGTCCAAGCAACGCCTGCCAAAGATCTTAGATAATATATTGAAAGTATGATTATTTACATTGATATTGACGAAACAATATGTTATCATCCCAATGAATCACCAAATGTGGCTCGTGATTACACATTGGCAGAACCCATTGTTGAAAATATAAAAAAAGCTAACGATCTTTATGATGCTGGGCACACCATAGTATATTGGACAGCCAGAGGTGCCGTTAGTGGTATTGATTGGACTGATGTAACCACGAAACAATTATCCCAATGGGGGGTAAGATACCACGACTTAAAACTTGACAAACCTTATTATGATCTTTTTATAGATGATAAGGTGATGAATACAGAAAATTGGTAAAATGAGTTCCAGAGTATCGGTTATAATTCCCTGTTATAATGCAGAGAAGTACATATCTAAGACAATAAACTCGGTGATCGAACAGGAATACGACAATATAGAAATAGTCGCCGTTGACAACGAGAGTACAGATAACACATACAAGATTTTAGAGGATATAGCTTCCAAGAATAATAACATAATCCTCTCAGAAGCTGAAAACATTTACCCCTTTTGCTGGGATGAGGCAAGAGAAAAAGGGTTAGAGATTTCAACTGGAGATTATATTACAACTTTGTGTTCTGATGATTATTACGAAAAAGATTACATAAAAAACTGTGTCCAAATTATGGATAAGCTAAGGAATAAAATTTCCTTAATACAGAGCCCTATCCGAGGAGTAGATACCAACGGGAATGAGATAAACAGGGTGGGTCATCAATATGATGACATCGAGCATTTTAAAAATATGGCGGTAAATAAGTGTCCTGTAACAAGTCCCACTGTTTTTTACAAGAGGGAAATATACGATAAGGGGTTGATAAAAACAAACCCAGAGAAATATAGCGGTGCCGCTGATTATGATCTTTATTGCGACCTTGCAGATAAGGGTTTTTTTATATTACCTGTTCCAAGTTGGTTGGGATACAATTATAGATGGCACGATGAACAGGCTACATGGGGAATGCATCGGTCTAAAATAAATTACGATAGTTTGATACAATCTCATTGGAGAGAAAAATGGAAACTCTAATAAGAATGAAAAAAAGAATTACCGAAATAGCTTTCCAAAACAGACTATCTCACTTGGGGAGCTATTTTTCTTGTCTTCCTGTGGTGGATGAAATATACTCAAACAAGTCCGAGGACGATATTTTTATCTTATCCTGTGGTCACGCTGCCTTGGCATTGTATGTTGCTCTAGAAGAATACGAAGGAGCCGATGCATCCAAATTGTTTAAAGTTCATGGTGGTCATCCGCACCGAAATGAAAAAGATGGTATATATTGTTCTACGGGAAGCTTGGGTATGGGACTTCCTTTTGCAGTAGGGAAAGCACTTGCAAATAAGGATAGAAAAGTTTATTGCTTGATAAGTGACGGAGAGTGTGCCGAGGGCTCTATATGGGAAAGTTTAAAGTTTATTTACGAAAACAATCTTAAGAATATTGAGGTATATGTCTCTGTTAATGGGTATTCTGCTTATGATGCAGTAGACTCAACTTATCTAGTCAAAAGACTACAGGCATTTTTACCGGACATAAATATACGGTATACGAAAGTGAATGAATTTTCTTTCCTAAAAGGTCTGAACGCACACTATCACATAATGAGTGAGGATGATTATAATTTGGCATTAAAAGAGTTGGATAAAAATGTTAGATAACATTATTAAAGGACATAGTTTTTCCCTGTTACCTTTATCTTCAATATGGGAAATATTTTCAATTACCGAGGGAAATATACTGGAGATAGGTTGTTTTGAGGGTCGCAACTTAACGGATCTATCAAAACAATTTCCGAATAGAACTATACATGGTATTGATCCGTTCATATCCGACGGAAAAGTGCCGGATTATGGATTAAATAAAATAGACGGAATGAAACAAACAAGAAGACTTTTACATGAAAATATAGCTGGACTCGATAATGTTAGATTTCATGAAATGAAAACATCTGATTTTATGTCTAAGTTCTCAAAAAAAGAGATAGTAGATTTAGATATTGGAGTTTGTATAATAGATGGTTATCATACAAAAGAAATGGCTATGATAGATTTTCAACTAGCAGAAATTGCTTTGCAATTAGATGATAAAAAGGAGAATGCTACCTCAAAATTACTCATAATTGATGACACATCTATACCAGAAATCTTTGAAGTTTTTGAATATGTCAATAAAAAATATGAAAAAATTATAACACAAGTTATACACACATTTAGTGAAGGAATACCCTTTCATTCAAGTGTGGTTAGGTTTTGGTAATGAGAAAACAATTTAGTAGCATACTGCATGACAAAATGGGAAAAGATCAAAGACTTTTCCTACTTACAGGCGATCTTGGATACGGACTTTGGGACAAGATAAAAATAGACTTTCCAGACAGGTTTCAAGATTTCGGATCATCAGAGCAACTCATGGTTGCCGCTGCGTGTGGGCTTGCCACAGAGGGATTAATCCCAGTGGTGTATTCGATAACCCCGTTTGTTCTTTATAGGCCCTATGAATTTATCAGGAATTATGTTAACCATGAAGAAATTCCAGTTAAGTTATTGGGAGGCGGACGTGATAAAGATTATGGCTATCTTGGGTTTTCTCACTGGGCAGAGGACGATAAAAAGATGATATCAAACTTTGATAAAATAACGGGCTATTGGCCAGAAGATTTAGAAGAACTTGAAGAAATAGTTGATGAGTTTCTTTTTGATAACAAACCAAATTACCTTAATTTAAGACGATGACAAAAATATTAGTTACAGGAGCTAGTGGTTTTCTCGGAAAATCAGTAAGTGATTATTTCATTCAAAAAGGTCATACAGTCTTTCCTTTGTCCAGGCAAGAATTGGATGTTTCTGATCGAACACAGGTTTTGGATTGGTTTAAAAACAACAAAGCGGATTACGTTATCCATACAGCCATAAAAGGAGGAAGAAGAGGACAGTCAGATACTTTTTCGGATTATGTTTTAAATTTAAAAATGTTTGAAAACTTATTTGAGTGCCGTCAAAAATATTCTCTTATGATCAATTTTGGATCAGGAGCAGAATTTGACCGCAGAAACAATATAGACTTATTTGAAGAAAACAAGATTTTTGACACCCTGCCAGAAGATTTCTACGGATTAGCAAAAAACATGATCACAAGAAAAATTATCAGGCACAACTCCAACGTTTATAACTTTAGGCTTTTTGGTTGTTTTGGTGCTGACGAGGCAGAAAACAGATTATTAAAGATCCTCTATAAGGGAATAAAAAACCAATCCAAGGCAGAAATAGACTCAGGTAAAAAGATGGACTTTTTTTATGATAAAGACGTTTGTCGAGCAATAGAATTTTATATGAACAACCACGAAAAAACTGATTTACCGAGAGATGTAAACCTTGTTTACGAAGAAAAAATGAACCTTGGAGAGATTTCAAAAATACTTGAAAGGACTGTTGGTTTATCTAACGATAGTTTGTCCCTAAACAATACAAGAACTAACAGTTATACTGGTGATTGGAAACTATGCGCTAAAACATTTCCCAAAGATTTGTTTTCGGGATTTCAAAAAGGCTTATTTGAAATATATGGAGGGTTGGAATGTCCAACGAAAAAGTAGATCAAATATTAAATTTAGTCAAAGAGTATATCGACGAAAAAAGAAAAACAGAGAGTTGGAACAGAGGAGAAGACTGGGTCAATTACTCAGGACCCTATTACAGTTCAGACGAATATACTTCCGCTATTAAGATATTACTTAGTGAATGGCTAATTTTCGGAAAAGAAGCAAGACATTTTGAGAATGTATTTCCAGAGCACCTTGGTAAGAGGTATGGTGTTTTAACTAACTCTGGAAGTTCTGCCAATCTTTTGATGGCTAATGTTTTCAAAAGTAAGTCACTGGCAATGAAAAAATTCCACATGCCGCCTGGGTCTAAATTTATCACCCCAGTCGTTTGCTTTCCGACTACAATCAATCCCCTTATTCAAGCAGGGTATGAGCCTGTTTTCGTTGATGTAGACTTACCCAGTATGAATTTAAATCTTGATGAGGTTGAGGCGGAACTTGAAAAAGATCCGAACATTCGAGCAATAACCTTCGCACATGTTCTTGGTAACCCTCCGAATATGGATAGATTGATGGCTTTGGTTGAAAAGTATAATTTAAACTTTTTAGAGGATAGTTGTGATGCTTTGGGCTCCTATTACGATGGGAAAAAATTAGGATCTTTCGGACTTATTTCGACTTGTTCTTTTTTTCCAGCACACCACATGACGATGGGGGAAGGAGGCTTTGCTGCAACTTCCAACGCCAGGATCAGAAAGGTTTTAGCCAGTATTAGAGACTGGGGACGGGCTTGTTATTGCAACGAGAGAAAACCAGGAGATGTTACAGCCGGAACAGCCTGCGGCGACAGATTTCAAGAATGGTTAAACGATGGAAAGAATAAGATATGTTATGATCACCGTTATGTTTTTGATGAAATCGGCTTCAACACAAAGCCTTTAGATCTCCAGGCAGCAATGGGACTACATCAGCTTGATAAGTTGCCAGAGATGGATGAAGCCCGCCGTAAGAATTTCAAACGTATGGAAAGGACTTTTTCTAAATACGAGGACTTTTTCATGCTACCAAAGGCTACGGAAAAAGCCGACCCTTGTTGGTTTGGTTACGCATTAACAGTGAAAGAAAATGATGTTTTTGACAAACAAGAGCTTGTTTCACATTTTGAGGAAAACAAAGTACAAACAAGATCTTATTTTACAGGAAATTGTCTGTATCATCCTGCTTATAGAGATTTTGCAGAAAAGTATGGAAATGATTACGGCGATCTTGTAACAAGATTTCCTAACGCCGACATTGTTACAAAACAAACGTTTTTCTTGGGCACTTATATCGGATTGACCGCAGAGAAGCTCGATTATATCGAAGATGTTTTAGATGATTTCTTCAAGGAGCGTGGCATCGAAAGATGAAAATAATCTATGTCACGGGATGTTTAGGTTTTATCCCATCTTATTTTGTTAAGAAGGCACTAGACAAGGGCTGGATGGTTTTTGGTGTTGATAAAATCACATATGCGGCAAACACCAAAATTCTTAAAGAGTTTGAAAAGTATAAAAACTTCAGGTTTGAAAAAACTGATATTAAGGATATGAGATTTCTATATGATTGTGACTACGTTGTTAATTTTGCTGCTGAATCACACGTTGGGAACAGCATTATTGATAGTGATGAATTTGTAAGCACAAATATCTTAGGAACAAAAAATTTACTTGATTTAGTAAAGAATAAACCAAAAAACTGTGGCAACAGACCAGTGTTCTTACACATAAGCACGGACGAGGTTTATGGGGATATTATAGAAGGACACCACACAGAGACAGACTTACTACACCCAAGTAACCCATATTCAGCAGCCAAGGCATCAGCAGATATGCTAGTCATGGCGTGGTCTAGGACATATGATATAGAGTATATGATAGCTAGACCAACGAACAATTATGGTATTAGACAATATCCCGAGAAATTAATACCTCTATGTGTGAAAAACCTCTTGAGGGGAAGGAAGATAAGCTTACACAACAATGGCACACCTGTAAGAAATTGGCTACACGCTGATGATACAGCAAATGCAATATTAACTCTCATAGAAAAAGGACAAGTAAATGAGATTTACAACATTGCGGGAGATTTTGAACAACAGAACAAAGAGACTGTGCGAAAGATAATCAAATCTTTTTATGACACAGACAAGGACTGGGAAAAACATATTGACTACTCATATTCTAGAGTAGGTCAGGATTTAAGATATGCTCTTGATGATACTAAGATAAAATCCTTGGGCTGGAGACCAGAGAAAAATTTTGATGAAGAGATAAAACACATAACTAAGTGGTATAAAGAAAACTTTATATGGTAAAGAAAGAGCTTATAAATAGATTTGATTTGACTGCCTTGCAGGACAGTTTTAGCGAATCCGCAATGGCAGCCGCTTGTCCAAAAGAGTTTTGGAGAAAACCAACATATGTCGAGTATGTCAGAGACCAGAACCCTTTTGAGGGGATAACTATTTTTACTGACAAACAGCTTCACAGAGTAGCTGAGGTTCAGTCAACATATAAAGTAGCAATTATACAAGAACCACGAGAGCTTCTGCCGTGGGCTTATGAGGTAATAGTTCAATATGAGGATCATTATGATCTGATCTTAACTTTTGACATTGATCTCATCAAAAGAGGTAAAAACTATGTGTTTTGCCCTGGCGATACTGCTGCAATTAGAACGGATGGGTGTAAAATACATCAAAAAACTAAACTTATATCGTTCCCTTATTCGCTAAAGACACAACTTTTTGGGCACAAATTAAGGCACATAATTGCCAAAAGTATTATACCTAACTTAGATCTTTCATATGAAATAGATTATTACGGAGCAGGAGTTGGAAATTTTGTTGATGATAAGCTTGAGACACTAAAGGACTACATGTTTCAAATTGCTACAGAGAATGTGCAGAAAGAGTATTATTATACAGACAAAATATTAGACTGTGCGATAACTGGCACTGTGCCAATTTATTGGGGACCAAAAAATATAGGTGACTTTTTCAACCCCAAGGGAATTCTACAGTTTAACCATCCGAGTGAACTTAAGGATATTCTTAACGACATTTCAAAAGAGAAGTATTATGAGATGATGCCTTACATAAAAGAAAATTATGAGGCAGCAAAACATTACATGATACAAGATGATTTCTTTTATGAAATTATCAAGAAAGGATTACGACGAGATGGTTAAAATTCTCAAGTATGACAAACAAAGGTATAAGTTCACACAAGAGGTAGAGAAAATATTCAAAGTGTCCGACCTCTCCCTCCTGCACAAATACAGGCACGAATTATTTCCAGACTATGAGCTTGGGTTCCACAACGAGGTAAAAACAGATTATCACAAGATGTTCTACTCGTCGTTGAACGATGAAACAAAAAACACTGAGATCAAAAAAGCATACAGACTTTTTATAGAGGAGGTTGTGTCACCTTTCTTTAGTCAATCTTTTTGTTACCAAGGTTTTCCATCTTTTAGGGTTCACTTGCCTGACAAAAAGGCAGTAAATAAGTGGCACTACGACAGTGACAAAGACCACAAACACCCCGAGGGAGAAATAAACTTTCAAATAGCATTAACAGATTCTGTCAATACACAGGCAATGTGGATTGAGTCAGTGCCAGGGCTTAAGGATTTTTTCCCGGTAAATTTAAAAAAAGATGAGTTTGCTATCTTTAACGGCAATAAGTGTACCCATGGCAATAAACCCAATGAAACAGGATTAACCAGGGTTAGTATGGATTTTAGGGTTCTTCCGCTTGACAGGTATGACCCCGAAAGCAACAAAGCATCAGCCGAGAAGGGCACCAAGTTTGTTGTTGGCAGTTATTATAATTTTTTTGAAAAGTGAGAAAAAATGTTTGAACCAATTGAGAGCGTTGTTCCGTTATTGGAAAGACAAGGATACAGGGTTGTTGATCCTTGGGACATAGTTGATATCTTTGAGAGAAAATTAGCAACTTTCGCTGGTAGCAAATACGCCGTATCTGTTGACAATTGTACTGACGGGATGTTTCTTTGTTTAAAATATTTGAATTTTCAAGGGGAGATAACAATTCCTTCAAAGACCTGGCTCTCTGTCCCAGGGATGATTAAACATGCCGGGTGTACCGTAAAATTTGAAGACGTTGAGTGGTCTGGGGTTTATCAATTAAAACCAACCCCAGTTTATGACGGAGCTACAAGATTTACAAAAGGAATGTATGTCCCAGGGTCTTACCAGTGTGTTTCTTTTCACCACAGGAAGAGATTAAAGATTGGTAAGGGCGGAATGATATTCACAGATGACAAGGATGCCTACGAATGGTTTAAGATTGCACGATACGAGGGAAGGAATTTAAAAGTTCCCTACGAAAAAGATGATCACAAAATTTTGGGATGGAACATGTATATGACACCAGAACAGGCAGCTAGAGGGATTTTACTTTTTGAGGAACTCGATCCAGAAAACGAAGACACAGGTGGAGATTGGGCTTACAAAGACTTGTCTGAGTATGATATATTCAAAAAATAGAATAAATATATCATATTTACGTTGTAACTCTGGGAGCAAAAATGCAAAACGTTTACTTGTTCGAAATCAATGACATAATTGCAAACCAGATGAAGCTTCCTTATAGTACAGGGCTTATCTGGTCTTACTGTATTTTGGATGAACAAATAACAAACAACTACAAGCTCGATGGTTGGTTTTATTATAGACAAGACATGGACGAAATTATAGAACAGATCGAAGATCCTTCGGTTATAGGTTTTAGTTGTTTTGTTTGGAACTGGAAGTTTAATCGAGACATTTCGAAAAGAATAAAAGAGAGGTGGCCTGATTGTAAGATCGTATTTGGGGGATGGTACCCACCCATTCAAGACCGTAGCCAAGGATTTTTTGAGGATAATCCATATGTGGATATTATAGTCCACGGCGAAGGCGAATTTACATTCAAGGATGTACTTTTAGAAAATTTAAAACCCAAAGAGGAACAAGACTGGACCGCAGTGGCCGGATGCTCTGTTCCTCTTGAAGATTTATCAACCTTTGTAACCCCTAGCCGAGACCGAATACCGGACATTAATGGTATGCCAAGTCCTTATCTAAATGGTTTGTTCGACGAAATAGCAAAGGATTGTCCCTATGTTTTGGAGGCAACCCTGGAGACAACGAGAGGTTGCCCTTATCAGTGTACTTTTTGTGAGATTGGGACGAAATATTATCAAAGGATTAAATGGCAAGATTTAGACAAAGTTTTTAAAGAGATAGATTGGATGGCAGACAACAAGGTGGCTTTTGTCTATAATGCTGATTCAAACTTTGGGCTACTTCCGAACCACTTAGAGGTGACCAAATATTTTGTAAAAAAGAAAAAAGAAACTGGATATCCGGATAAACACAGATGTGACTGGGCTAAAAACAAAGCGGACAAAGTCTTAGAGCTTGCAAAACTTTTTACGGACTCAGGTATGGATAAAGGGATCACGGTAGCATTACAATCGAGAAACCCTGATACCCTTAAAGCCGTAAAAAGAAGGAACCTAGACGATGGCAAATTGGGCGAGTTTCTTAAGATGTATAATAAAGCAAAAGTACCGGCTTACGTTGAGTTGATCTTAGGATTACCAGAAGAAACGCTAGAGACATTTATCCAAGGCATCAGCGATGTGATTGAATTAGATCAACACAATTATATTGGAATATATGCCATGACGGCTTTACCGAACACTCCGTTTGGTATGCAATCTTATATAGACGAATATGAACTGCAAATCATCAGCACGTTTCAAGCTTTTAATCATTATGATATATCTGGAGACAATGAACTAGAAAGAGAAAAGATGGTAGTCGGGCATAAGAAATTAACTTTCGAAGACTATAAAAATATGCATTACTTTAGATGGGCTGTAATGTCCGGACACTACCTCGGCTTGACGCAGTTTATTAGTAGGTTTTTAAGAGCAGAGCATGATATATCTTACAAAAAGTTTTATACTAATCTTTTAAAATATTGCTATGATAATCCTGATAGTTTTCTTGGCAATGAATTAAAGGAAACTATCACTAATTTAGAGGGATCGCTTGGGGCCACACAGCCGTGGGGTCGAATTATTGGTGAAGTTAGAGAAAACTTTGGCTGGGACTTTGAAGAAGCTACCGCCATCAATGTCTGTATGCACAAAGAAAGATATTACCTAGAGGTGCTCGACTTGATCAAAAGGTATTTAGGTGTCAAAATAGAACAAGACGTTTTAGATGATTTATTTGAATATCAAAAAGTCGGGATTCTGGATCCCACCATTACTTACCCCATCAGGAGAGTATTTAAGTACAACATTCACGACGTCATTACCAGAAAATCAAAACTCAGAAAGTATAAAAACGAAATTGAATTTAATGCTAAGAATTATGATGGTGATTTATACGAATGGGGTAAAGAGACTTTGTGGTGGGGCAGAAGAGTTGGTGCTTGCAAGACAAAAAGAACAAAAATAACAAAAAAACACAAAACAACGGATATTCTCAATCCTCTTAGTGGGTTTAAGAGATAATGGGAGATTTTAAATGGACTTGGGAAACAGCGCCAAAAGCACCAGGCTCTGGAATTGTTGTCGTCCGTGTTGTTGGTGGAGACTATAAAGTTCTTGGCTTGTGGGCTCGTGGTGGATATGATATACCAAAGGGGCATGTTGAGGACGGGGAGGACTTTTTTGAAACGGCAATTAGAGAAACAGAAGAAGAGTCAAGTATTACAGCACTAAATTTTAAATGGGGGAGAGACCATATAAAAGCGGATAGATTGATAGTATACTTAGCTGAGACCACACAAGAAGGAAAGATAGTCAGAAATAGGCACTCTGGTATTTTAGAACATGAACATTTAAGGTGGCTGGACTGGGATGAAATGTTAGAAAAAACTTATGATTATCTAAAACCTGCTATATCATGGGCTAAAGAAAAGGTTTTAAGTGACGAAGTTAAAGATAGCTGATATAATCAATATTCACAAAGGAAAACCAGCAGCCATTTGCGCCCATGGTCCAAGTTTGAATAAAGATAGAGAAAAAATAGTTGATATGCAAAAGTCTGACAACTTGATTCGTTTTTCTGTGAATAATTGGTACGATCATTTTGACATATCACCAAATTACTGGGTTATTTCAAATAGTGAATATTCAATACCATTAATGCACAAAAAGATGAACGAGTATGGATCTCCGGTTTTGTATTCAAAAGATGGGGATGATTCTTCTGACGAGTATATTCAAAAAACCCTAACTTGTGATTATTTGCCATATGATCAAAGACACTTTAAGGGTCATAATTGTATTACGATACTGAAAAATTTCAAAGATTATCATACAGAAAATAATAACTTTGATTTTAAAGGGTATGGCAATAACAATATTATGTGGCATCCACCTCGCATCGGCGGAAGAGAGGGCTGGGCTGGGTTTGACCTGTATGGTAGGTGCTGCAAGGGAATAGAAAAAAACGAATTAACCATTCAAGAGCATTTACAAAAATTAACAAAATGCGAAAAGCACTACAGCACAGGTGATACTGTTGCCTTACATGCGATAGCTTTTGCTATTCTGATGGGATGCAGCCCTATCTATATTTCAGGGATGGATTTAGATTATAGCCGGGGTTATGCGAACGATAAAAAATCAATACCCATGGGACATTATACCATGTGGCAAGAAAACAGTGAAAACCTCCTATCGGACATGAGCATACTATTGGATAGCGCCACTAACTTGGGGGCAAAAATTGTAAATCTTAATGAGTTATCTTGGTACGATGTTTTTCCGAAAGGAAAGATAAAGTGATTTGGTATGTGATACCGGCGAGACAAGGATCTAAAGGTTTCCCGCTTAAAAATAGAAAACTTTTTGATAGCACTATTAATTCAATTCCAGCATACATGCGGGATAGAACTATAGTTACTTCTGATGACGAAGAAATATTAAAAAAAGCTGAGTTGTGCGGTGCCAAAATATTAAAAAGAAGCAAAGATCTAGCAAAGGATGAAACAACGATCAAAAGCGTGATGCAGGATGTCACACAAAAATTCAAAATGAATCAAGATGACACAGTTGTAATGCTTTATTTAACATACCCTGAAAGAACTTGGAGAAATATCGAGGACGCTTTAAAATACTTTGAAACAGAAAAACCAAATTCGCTTCTATGTTCTAAAAAACTGCTATCGCACCCTTACCTGTGTATGTTCTCAAAAGAAGGAAACAAAGGAGATCAGGTAATCAAACATGATCTATATAGAAGACAAGATTATCCAGAATGTTTTGAGATTTCTCACTTTGTTTGTATCTTCAAAGTTTTTTCGCTAAACACCCTTAACAATAACATGTACAATAACCATACCGTGTTCTATCCTATCGAAGATGTTATAGATGTAGATACACCTTATGATTTTATGAAATGGAAAAAAAGATAGTGACTAAAATTATAGCGGAGATAGGAATAAACCACAATGGTTCCGTAGATTTAGCTAAAAAAATAATAAACGCTTCGTCCCTAGCGGGCTGCGACTATGTAAAATTCCAAAAAAGAACGCCGGATATCTGTGTCCCCGAAGAGCAAAAAGACAAGCTTAGAAAAACCCCTTGGGGTGAAATAAAATATATCGACTACAAGAAAAAAATTGAGTTCGAAGAACAAGAATACGACGAAATATACAGACACTGCGAGGAAATCGGAATCCAGTGCTTTTCCTCTGTGTGGGACATACCATCAGTTGACTTTATGGTAAAATATACGAATATTGGCAAAATCCCATCTGCTTTGATTACAGATTTAGAGTTGTGCAAAAAAGCAAGAGAGGCTTTTGACACCTTAATAATTTCAACAGGTATGAGCACAGAACAAGAAATCGAAGAATGTGTAAATATTTGTAACCCAGAAGTTATCATGCATACAAATTCATCGTACCCAAGCAAGTACGAGGAATTAAACTTAAACTACATTAACCACCTTAAGCATAAATTCCCAGAAGCACAAATAGGATATAGCGGTCATGAGTATGGCTTAGTTTCAACCTTTGCCGCAGTTGCTCTGGGATCGGAGTGGGTTGAGAGACATGTGACATTGGACAGAACAATGTGGGGCTCAGATCAACTATCGTCTGTCGAACCTATGGGGCTTATGAAGCTTGTGAAGGGTATTAGAACGGTGGAAATGTCCATGGGAAAATCAGGACCAAGAGAAGTTATGGGTTCAGAGCTAGAAAAAAGAAAATCACTAAGAGGAGTCTAATAAATGGCAAACCATTTTACAAATATTCAAAGATGCAGAATTTGTGGTTGTTCGGACCTAATCGAAGTTATCAAAATTGAAGAACAGCATTTGTCGCCAACATTTGTCATCTCGAATGAAAACAATAAACTATCAGATTTAAAAGTTACACAGACACTCCTGTTGTGCGATAAATCAAAAGATGAAAACAATTGTGGTCTTTTGCAATTAAAGGAAACAGTTAAACCTGATTTGTTATACAAACAATATTTTTATAGGTCAGCCGTAAGCGACACTATGAGAAAAGACCTTAAGGATGTAGTATCAGATGTCACATCAAGAGTGTCTTGTAATCCGGGTGAAATTGTTGTAGATATTGGCGCTAACGACTGCACTATGCTGTCTTACTTTCCCGAAGATTTGCGTAGAGTTGGCGTCGAGCCAGCGGAAAATATTAACTGGTCTCACGTTAATGAAAATATAAGAATTGTTAATGATTATTTCTCTTTTGATGCCGTAAGTTCAGCTATTGGGGAAGAGAAAGTAAAGATATTTACCAGTTGTGCTATGTTTTATGATTTGGACGATCCGAACAGCTTCGTGAAAGACATTAAAAAATGTCTTGACAAGGATGGTGTTTGGTGTATACAGTTGAGTTATCTTCCATTGATGTTGGAGAATATTAATTTCTACGACATTTGTAATGAACACTTAGAGTATTATTCTTTACAAGTTCTAAACACTCTTATGAAAAGGAACGGCTTAAAAATTGTTGATGCAAGTACAAATAATGTCAACGGAGGAAGCGCCAGGGTTTTCATAAAACATATTGACCACCCAGATCAAGAATCCCAAGCCCTCAGAACCCTCCTAGAAGAAGAGGATAAATTAGATCTGTATAATCCCCAGACTTATGTTAACTTCTACGATAAGATCAAAGACCTTAGAGACAGAATTAAAAACTCAATGTTAGCAGAACTTAACAAAGGCGAGTTTGTAATTGGTCTTGGAGCATCAACAAAAGGAAACATGTTACTTCAGCTTTTCGGCATAGATAAACAGATGCTCCCGTACATAAGCGAGAGAAACCCAGATAAAGTAGGACTAAAAACTTTAGGAACTGACATAGAATTGATTTCAGAAGAACACGCACGATCGCTAAATCCTAGTTGTATGCTGGTTCTGCCCTGGTATTTTAAAGATGAGATTGTGGAAAGAGAAAAAGAATATATTCAGTCTGGCGGAAAATTACTATTTCCAATGCCGTACCCACATCTTGTTACCAAAGACGGGGAAATAGAAGTATAATGAAGGTAGTAGTAACTGGAGGGTCCGGGTTCGTCGGAAAAAGACTACAATTAATAAAGCCTGAGTGGATTTATCTGTCGTCAAAAGACTATAACCTTATGGACACTGAAGATTGTGACAGAATGTATAAGGAGTTAAAGCCTGATGCCGTAATCCATTTAGCGGGACAGGTTGGAGGAATAAAAGCCAATAATGATAGACCAGCAGACTTTTATTACATGAACACCATGATGAACACAAATGTGGTCCAAAAAGCCTATGAGAATGGGGTGAAAAGACTTCTTGTATCTTTAAGTACATGTACATTTCCTGATGTTGTAGAAGAATACCCCTTAAAAGAAGAAGATATATTTAACGGTCCACCTGCTGCCACAAATATATCTTATGGGTATGCTAAAAGAAGCCTGTATATACAAATAATGGCTTATCGCCGCCAATACGGTCTTGATTATTCAGCCTTTTGTCCATCAAATCTTTATGGACCAGAGGACAATTTTGATCTGGATACTTCCCATTTTGTCTCGGCTATGATTAGAAAGTTTTCCGAGGCTTCCGACGGTGATGAGATCGAGGTATGGGGAACAGGAAAACCCCTTCGTCAACAATTACATGTTGATGATTTGGCAAAAATTATTCCTATACTATTGGAAAAGCACCACACGGACATACCAATTATCGTTGCGCCGAATGAAAATATTTCTATATCCGAAATGGTTTCGATTATTAAAAAAAGATCTAATAAAAAGATTGAAGTTGTTTACAATAATGAACTTGATGGGCAATATAGAAAAGATGGTTCAAACCAAAGGCTGATCGATCTTCTCGGTGGTTATGAATTTATTAAATTTGAGGATGGAGTTAGGAATACCTATGACTGGTACGAAAAACAATTTAAAAACTAAGACAGCTTTTGTAACAGGGGTGACCGGACAAGATGGATCATATCTTGTGGAACTTTTGTTGAAAAAGGGATATAAAGTAGTTGGGGCAAAAAGAAGAACCTCAATAATATGTTCCGACAGAATCGACCACCTTTTTGACCATCCAAATTTTATTTTAGAATATTATGATCTCAATGACACATCTAGAACATGGCAACTAATAAACAAATACAAGCCTGATGAAATATATCATCTAGCGGCAATGTCCCATGTCAGGGTCTCTTTTGATATCCCAGAAAACACGGTTGACGGAATTGCTATGGGGTCCATGAGGCTTATGAATGCCTTCAAGGAGTTGGTACCTGAGTCTAGATTTTATCAGGCTTCATCGTCAGAGATGTTTGGGGATAATCCAAATTATCCTTTTGACGAAAATTCTAGATTAATGCCGGCATCCCCTTATGCGTGTGCAAAAGTTTTTGCTCACAACCTTTGTAGAAATTACAGATTAGCATACGGATTACATGTTTCGAGTGGTATATTATTCAACCATGAGTCCCCCCGCCGAGGAGAAACATTCGTCACGAGAAAAATAACCCTTGCGGCTGCCAGGATCAAACAAGGATTGCAAGATAAATTATATCTTGGTAATCTAGAAGCCAAGAGAGACTGGGGTTTCGCAGGAGATTATGCAGAGGCAATGTGGTTAATGCTCCAACAAGAAAATCCGGATGATTATGTGATCGCAACTGGTGAAACCCATACAGTCAAAGAATTTTTAGAAGAAGTGTTTGACTTTGCCGGTCTTGACATAAATAAGCATGTGGAGATAGACCCAAGACTTTTTCGTCCACATGAGGTTCCCTATCTTTTGGGAGACCCGTCCAAAGCGAAGACTGTTTTGGGTTGGGAGCCAAAAATAACTTTTAAAAAACTTGCTCAAACAATGTTCGAACAAGATTATGAATACATTTTAAAAACAGAAGGAGAATAATATGTCTAATAATCTCAAGCTATCAAAACAGGCCATGACTTCTCTTCTTATGACACTACAAAAGTGCTTATCTGAAGAAATAGATATCATGGAACTTCTTGCTGACTGGGATCTGAAAGTTGAAGGAGGTGAGATCTTTGTTGAAAATCCACCGACCTCTTTCAAAGCATCACCTGACCAAGATGCCGAGGTATGATTATTATTGTTCCGAATGTTTCGGAACTTTTGAAAAAACACACTCTTATAAAGAGAAGATTTCTTCCTGCGAACTTTGCAAAAAAGAAGGCTGCGTACAAAAACAACTCGCAATCCCCACCAAAGTCAGGAAAGGGATAACAAAACAAAATAAGAAATCTGGAAAATTAGTTGTCCAAACAATAGAAGAAATCAAACAAGAAATTAAAAATGATAAGAAAAAACTGAAAGAGAGGAAAAAGTGAGTTTGTATATTTTTCTAACGCTTAGTTTAGTTTTGAATTTGTTCTTTGTTTGGTACGTTAGAGAACTACTCATTAGATTTAATGATCATGCGGAAAATTTTTTAATTTTCCAAGAAAATATGAACAAATATGAAGAACACTTAATAACTGTCTATAACCTAGAAACCTTTTACGGGGACTCTACATTGAAAGGATTGCTCGAACATACGAAAGACTTTTCAGAAGAACTAAGTGTTATGACGGAGAGGTTTAGTATTGAAGAAGAAGAGTAAGAACTATTATTTTACAAAAGTAACAGAACAAGCAATTATTGATTATTGTAAAACAAACGACAACACAATAAGATCAAAGCTTTATATTGAAGAAATACAGCCAGCATTTAACGAACTAGTAGATAAAATAGTTTATACTTATAAATTTACTTCTCTTGAAAATGTAGATGTTCTCAAGGATGATTGCAAGGTGTGGCTGACAACTATATTGTCGAAATTTGACCCAAAGCAAGGTACGAAAGCTTTTTCTTATTTTTCCGTGGTTACCAAAAACTGGTTTACTCACAAAGCCAAGAAACAAACACAAAAAAACCGCCGAGAAGTAAATTATGACAGCATGATCAAAGAAGCCGAAATCTCGAATGCCGACAGTAAGGATATTTTGTCTGAAGCCGAGGAGAAAGAATTTTGGGCTTTCCTGCTTCGAGAAGTTGAGGGATGGCAAAACATCAAACTTAAAGAAAACGAGAAGAAAGTTTTGGATGCTGTTTTGCTTCTTATGAAAAACATAGATGATATAGAAATATTCAATAAGAAGGCAATTTATCTTTATATGCGGGAAATAACAGGACTCAATACAAAGCAGGTTGTAAGCTGTTTAAACAAAATGAGAGTAAAATTTAGAATTTTTAAGGAAAAATGGAACCGGGGAGAAATTAATTAAAGCCCTATTTAAATGATGAGGGGTTAATAATGAAAAAAGATCTAGAGTCCTTGATAGAACAGGCACTTGTGAATATCAATAATGATAGACAGGAGACAGAAACTCTGTTGAGCCAGTTGAAAGAATATATGGATGTCTCCAAGGAAAGGTACGCTGATTCTGGGAATACCGCTGCAAAATTTGTGGAAACCCTCCAAAGGAGTAATGAGCAACTTGTTAAATTAGCAACACTAGTACACAAAAGAGAGGCTCAAAAAGGTTTCGAATCACTTTCGGACAGAGACAAAAGCGAACTCTTCGACATTATTAATTCAGGAGGCGACCAATGAGTGTTCAGGATAATCCTAATCCTACCGTGGGATTAATTAAAAGAAGCGCCGGAGCCCGCCCAGGGTATAATGCTGATGTTGACAATCCACATGCAGCCATGAAGGAAATGTTGGCAGAAAGGTATACCCATGATGTTTATGATGGTGTCAATTCTTTCATCGCAAAAGTTCTCACATCTCCAACAAAAAATGCTCTAGACGAAAATAACAAAGATCCAATTTCTGTAAGGTGTCGTGTTAAAGGTATGCACGACTACCTACCCATACCCCAGGGTCCCGCTCAGTGGACTACTCCTCTCGGAAAGAAGAATTTATTAAAAATAGGTCTCCATCCGGTATACACAAGCCAACAAAAAGCCAGGTTTGCTAAATTGGAAGAAGGAGACGATGTTGTGGTATCCCATGTTCAAAAGAAAACACCATGGGAGTATGGAAATGGGATTTTGCAATCAAATTATGCAGCAGGCATTAGTATTGCCGGACTTAAGCCTTCCGAAGAATTTAGAATTTGTGCTGATTATATTGCACCGTCTGGAATTGTCCCAGGTTCTGGCGCTCCGGGTGCTGGTTCTCAGGGCGGCCGAAAAAAGGCAACTTTTGGTGGGTTTTCAGAGGCTCAAACAAAAGCAGCTTGCGGTAAAATATTCTCGGTAGGAAACATAGTAAAAACTCCCGCTGCTTATATACCCTCACAGGAACTTATTAACTTTGTTAAGAAAAAGGAAGCCTTCATATCTACAGTTTTAGCGGGGTACGACGCAGGTCATGATGCTGTAGGGTACGGACTTACTTTAACGTCCGAAAGGAATAAAAGATTGTTATTATATGTTTTGCATGACGGCTCGCCTCAAGGAGCTAAAACAATCGGAACAAATCCCGGCGCAAAGAAGTCTTATTTATGGGTTCAAACCAATCCCGATACCACTCAAATAAAGGCTGCCCCCAAAGCTACGACTTGGGGCGCAAACGGAAAAAGGAATTTTAAATGGAAAGAGGCTGTTCCAAACACTCTGTATTCGGCAATATCAGAACCACAAGCAGCATCATTGCTGGCAAGCTACCTCCAAAACATCACAGCCGAGGAAGTCCGCACTTCTGCCGGCAAAGATTTAGCATCAAAGTTTACTCAAAATCAAATGGATGCGTTAGTTTCTATGGGATATAATACGGGACCAAAAGGACCCGCAAGCATCATAAGGGTTATTAAAAAAGGTGGGTCTAAATTTGAAATTCATGCCAAATTCCTAGAATGGATTTATTCCGAAGGTAAAAGGAACCGAGGACTTATGAAAAGAAGGAGAATTGAGGCTGATTGGTTTTTTGGGAAAGTCCCCAAGTGAGATAAGGGCAAAGAATGGCCAATATACCAGTAGATTCAAAAAACGGCGTCGATCCTGTATTGCTCGAAAAAGCAGCAGACGTCCAAAATTATGGTCAAAAAAATAGTGGCGTTTTAAATTCTCACATAATAGAACCAATACCAAACCCATCACTCTTCGGTAATGAGGTTGCTCTACCAGACCACCCACCGTCAAATTGTTTTATTATGATGGGTAGAGACCGACCCCGTGGAGGTTCCAGTGGTTACGGTGGACGAGGAAACACACACGCTGCGTGTATTGATATAATTGCAGGCATGACCGGGCGTTTGGCTAGGAGTACAGACAAGGAAGGGAAAATTCTTTACACAGATAAGAGCCCGGAATTGGATGCAGCAAGAATATACATCAGTCAAAAATCAGATGTTGATGAATATTTTAATCTTCACGACGGAAAAGTAGGATCATCAGTAGCCAAATCGGGAATAGTTATAAAGGCAGATGCTGTCCGCCTGGTTGCAAGAGAGGGGGTTAAAATAGTTTCTTCGGGAACTGATATTTTTAATTCACAAGGAATAAGAACAAAATTTGTCCCTGGCATCGACCTTATCGCTGGAAACAGAGGTGCCGAACTGGAACCGTTAGTAAAAGGAAGAAAATTGATGGCAGCTATGAAAGATCAGAACAAGATGATAACTGACCTTAATGGGATTGTTTTTTCACTTGTTAATGCCTTCCTAAGCCTTCAGGCAGCTTTAGCTGCACATACACACATTGCTGCACCATTGGCCGGTGGTCCCGTCTCTCCTTCGCCCGATCTTGCAGGACATTGCTTAACGCAGCTTAACAATGTAGCGCAACTAGTATTGGACCTGTCAACTCATCAATCAAATATTGTTCTCCATAACACTCATTTTTACACACCTTTAGGAAAGGGTTATATTAATAGTCCTTATAATACTACAAACTAATCATGTCAAAAAAAGATTATAAAAACATAGTTAATCCTCATCCTGAATTTTTTACCGATCAGGTTACCGCTGCTGGTTCTGGCGGCCGCAACGGTCGAGATTATGATTATTCCAACGCAAGAAATAAGTGGGTTATAGAAGGAATTCACGATTCCTATATTAACTATGGAAAGTTTCCGGTTATAGGTGAGGATTTAGTTCCCTCTGGACCAGTAACGGACAGGCATAAAAAAATAACCCTTGGTGATGCAATGGCTTATGCCGCCGTTTACCCGCAAAACGCAATAATAAAAAAGCTCCCACTCCCAAAGAATGACGAAGAATACATTACTATATTTGATTTTCATCCTTTGTCGGAAAAACAAAGAAACGATCAGTTGGCAAACATGTACACCAGAATAACAGAAGAAACTAATGGAGATATGTTAATCACATTATCAACCAAGGAAGCACTAAACCCAGGAAATGATTCGGATGAGCCAAATATAGCATACATGAGACTTACAGTAATACCATATCAATCTTCACAAGCAAGAACGTTTGCAATTAGGAGAAGTTTTAAGCTTCAACCATTTTCGCCTGCTTTGGGTTCCCCACTTGAGCCTGCTGCCAACTTGAAAAACAGCATTATGAACAAGCAGCCAGATGATTTAAACTTTAACGACTGGACGAAAAACTTAACGGCAGATAGAAAAAGCTCGGTCATTTATTTTAACAACCGAGACAAAAACATGTACTACATTGTTCGAACTAACGACAGAGATATAAGAAGTTTTGATGAAAAAGGAAAAAATAGTACCATCCAAGCAAGAAAAAGAAAATTATTTATAGGACAGGGTGTGAACAAGCTCTTGTCCTATTTAGGGATTGATTTTTTGCCCTCGAAAGAGATAAGCGACTTAACACAAGCCGTTTCTATTCTTGATAGGGGCAATTTTTTATCAAGATATGGTGATTCTGATCGTCCTTCCGCACCCAATGGTGTTGGTGTTTGGTTGCTGGGATTACGAATTCCATTTAATACTTTTGTTGTGTATTTAGAGGGTACCAACGTGCCAAACGAAGAAGAGGGGGGACAATAAGGTGGCTTATAATCCACAGCACGGCGGCGGTGGCGGCGGCGACGCCGGACAGGTCGCCCCCCCGGAAGAAAGAGACATCCGTCTCTCTGATTTCACCATTCAGCCTCCGGTTTTAACTCAGACACCTGCCTTATCTCCTTTAGAAATATCAAAATTGCTTTTATCGCTTCCTCCTGCGCCAATTTCTGTGGTGTCTGGCTTGGAAAGTCTTCGCAGGACTGTAGAAAAAACTTTAAAGGTTTTAAAGAGGTATGCTGATATACTTGACAAATCTAGGATAACTCCTTCTCATTTATCGGGATTTGATTTAGAACAAGAAATAGCCACCCTTGAGCCATTTGGCAGTTATTTAGACAAATTTATAACAATCAATGGACTACAGGGAGACCCAGAAGATATTATAGACTTAAGATTTGACAACAATTATGTGTTAAGGTATGTCTTTTACAACGGTAATTTGATTTTAGAAGGGATTGGGTTATCTAAACATGGGATGATAAAGAATAATGAAAGCTATGATGCTTTCGAAGCATTAAACAGTACCTCAATGGCATATCTTTGTAATTCGAAAACAATTGCCGGATATGCTGGAACTAAAGAACTTCCTCCCTGGACACGGTTTTTGGTAGCAAACACTTTCCCTAATTTAAACAGAAATTCAATATATCCTTCCACAATCGACATCCCTTCTCCTGATGATAAAAAAGACCTAAAGGACGTTTTAAACTCATCAGCGGGCGGAGCCAAAAAAAACGCAAACCAAAAGATGGCTGCCGCCATGGGAGACGAAGAACTTTTTAAAGAACCGGGCGTCCTTGCTCGTGTGCTGGAACAATCCACCAATATTACCGGCAAAGAAGTCACGAACACTCTTAGGAGTGCTATGGGATCCTGTGATACTGGACTTTCTCAAACAATAAAAGAGGCTTGGGACATAGTTAATATTTTTAACCAAGTGGAAAAAAAAGATATAATCGCCGACGCTATTGTAAAAGCTAAGGATCTTTTGTTTTTGGCACAATCGAAGTATGCCAACGAAACTTTGAAAGAAATAAAAGAGGGCGTTGAAGAAGCCGAGTTTCAATTCGGGTCAATTACAGTAAATTCAAACAATGTAGATGACTATGTCAGGGACCCAGCTAAAATTAGCAGAGATATAGAAACAGAAGTCAACAGAGTAATCAGTTGTGCTCTTGAGGCTATTGGCGAAGCTGCTGGTGATTTTCTTCTAGACCCACTTGTTGACGAAGCACCAGGCGCTAAAAATCTTATTAGGGAGGTTGTAACGGAGGCAAACCCTGGTCTCCAGTTTGACCTTTTAAAGTTCAAGGGTAAGACCAGAAACTCGTTGGCGCTATGGACAGAAGCCATTGAAAAAATGCTAGTTGAGTATATTAAGCAATTTATACTTTCAGCACTTAAAGATCTTCTGGCTGCCGCCTTGGGTTGTGGACCTGAGCCAGACCCATCTAAGCCAGACACAGGACGCCCGACATCTGAATTCCCCTATGGCGAGCTTCAATTAAACGAACTAATTGATCAATCTGAAACGTACATAGATCTTTCGAAAATGTTTTCTGAACTAGAGATTGTAAATAAAGTTCTTGACGACCCATCATCTGACGCACCAAAAATAGTAAGAAAAGCCCCAACTTTAGCACAAATACGACAACTTAATCGAGATATTTCCGACCAGTGTACAAAAGAAGAATTAGAAGGTCTTCTAGATGGTAATTCTCCTGTGTCGCTAATAAAAATACTATTAGAAATGGTCCACAGCAATATAGACACCTCAAAGTATAATAATATTTTGAACGCTCAACAAAGAGGAAGAATTTCAAATGCAAATCAACTACCATCAACCGAGGAATCTTGGGGTTTTCTTCTTGGTATGATCAAATGGGGTGACCAACAGGCACAAATTACAATAGAGGATGGCGGTAGAATAGTTCCCTTGTCTGAGGAAATGAAGACCAGAATTTTAATGTCTACCGATTCTCTTAATGCCGGGGATGAACGATACGCAACTCTTGAATTAAATGAAGCAAAATTAAAAGAATATTTGAAAAAATTAGGAGACGCTTTGGGACCGGAAGCCGTTCCTAGCGAACCAAAAGAACCTTCTGAAGAATTTTGTGCGCCAAAAGACATAGGATCCGCAGGACTAGAGACACCCCTCATGTCATATGCTCAATACTCTAAACAGGTCGAAGAAGAGACTGTTGCACAATTGGAGCAAATCTATGATCTTTGTGAGATGATTAATGGGATTGAGTTTGGAGATTGGGGAGACTGGGAACTATTTGAAGATTTTGAGGGCTTTCCCGTCGCCGAATATTGGCGAAAACTTCTAGAAAAAATAGCTTACCTTTCGAAACTATTCCAGTTGTTTATGTCAGATGCGCTCCGAATGTCCGCTGAAGCCGCAGCAGCACCTAAGCCACCGTTGCCACAACAAAACAATACAGTACTTTATGAAATCCTACAAGGAGAATTTAGTAACACCTGGGCAAAGCCTTATGTAGTTGCTTCAAGGCTACCTGATTTTCCTGGTGCAGTTGTTCCAGTTTGGCGCATGGGGAGCCCAAACGATGAAAGTCCCGGTTACGTCGAATTTAGTTTCAACAACGAAGAAGTGTTTATGTCAGCGGTCATGCCCGATGCCGACGGAAACCTTATTTCACCAGTTTTTCTTGGCAGTGCTCGACTGGCTAGCGATAACGCCATCGGCATGGAAGGAAATAATTTTGTCATTAAAGGCAAAGCCCGTCCCGACGGAAAACCAGCAGGAACGACTTTTGATGTTTTTACGACACCGATGGCAAACGCTATCAACAATGCTATTGAAGTCAGCGCCCCGACAACTGTACGAAACCGCAATGTAGATGGATATGCTTTTCCTCTTGGTTTCGGGTTAAATTATACGCCAATAAAAGATCTTGGTAGTTATTTCTTCGCCAACGGTGATGGTATCGCAGCTTTGAGACCATATACTGCGGCGCTTTCTGAACCACTGTTTGTAACAAATGGAAATCCGTGTCCGGATATACGAAAAGAAATGATAGCCAAATCATGTATGGCATCACTCCAAGCAAGAATTACAACTTTTATGCTTAATCTGGGACCTATACTTAGAGCCTATCATGGTTTTAATATGCCAGATACTGTATCGATGATGGCGGGATATTTAGCTCAAAAATTTGAATATGAAACGAGCCGCACTGGCTTGTATGAGATATATTTGACAAGTATGGACGCTGTAGATGATGTGTACAGTGGCGGCGTCGCTAATGATGCAGGAGTTACCTTCCAAATAGGCGACCGTCATGATCTGCGGTCCAAGCTTGATAGGGCTATTGAGTTAATTCTGAAAACAATGATGTATAGAGTAGGTACAAAAACTAGATATTATTCGGCAAACACAAATATATTTAAAGAAAGAGAGTATAGGGAACATTTTACCGCATTTGCCGACTTTGTCAGGCGGGGCACACACAACGCTGGAGAAAACAGACAACTAACGGCAGAGTCGCTGGGGGGAAATGCTGAAAGCCCCTCTGCTTTTTCTGGCGAAACAGCGGGAGTTGCCCCTAAAATAAAGGCTCTTCATAACACTAGATACGCTGGGACGGATTCTGAAATTTGGTATAGTCGAGACTCTTTGTACTACCTTCCTCAACCATTGATTATGGGACTTCTTGCAATTTATCATGATCATGTTGTAAATATTCAGAACCGCCTTCCGATGTTTAAGTTTATGACAGGAAAGAGAATTGCCGCCGCCGATGATACTTTTATGACAGCCGTTAATCCGGACAACATTACAGCGTTCAGTGATAGCTACAGTTCATTTCCTCTGGTTCTTTCAGGCAAAACATACTATTCAGAAAGGGAAGTTCGTGACGAAATCAAGAGACTTCAAGGGTTTTGGGATAAAATTAATGATTATCAAACAATGCTTGGAATTTCTGTGTATGGTCAAGGCGGATATTCTGGCTTTATAGTAGCATTCGGAGAGGAGACCCTCAAACCGTCGAACATGGACCCTCTCGAAGCGACTGCCTCCACCAATAGAGATTTTTGGAATACACTTTATGCTTTCCGCCCACAAGGAAACCAATCAATACTTCAGCGTTTTCAAGCTTTACCGCAAAGCACAAGAGTTACATGGCAAAGACATGCACTCATCGCAAATTATGGAGATTCTAACTCAATCCGTGCTTGGCCAAGGGATGAAAGTGTGGTTGAAGACGCTTCTACGGGATTATATGCCAAAAATGTTGTTTTTACAGAACGACTAAGATTAATGGAACACGCTGGCGCTCAGTCTTTCATAGATCAGTATAAAATTTCAGCAGATGTTAAAGAAAATTACAACCCTTATGCTCCAGTAGACGCTCGCACTGCCACCGGCAAAACTTTTTTACAAAATTATATTAGCAACCAACGGACAACCCTTTACAACCAATCAAAAATTGAGTTTCCGGTTGATTGGGGTGTCGATTACGACCCGATACCAAGATGGTATAAACCAAAAGGTGCGGACGGACAAGGGTACAACGGTATGTCCTATCCTCACCCAGGTATGTGGGGGATCAGCGGTGGTGAATTAGCTTTTCAAGATAATTACAACGGCGGACCCCCTCCTTATGGATCAAACGGGTTTAGGGGGATAGACTATACCCAAGATTTAATAACTTTTGGACTGATAGGTCACGAAAGAGGTCTTGTGTCCGCAGATAACCTTGCCGGACATTTTGACACATTGGATAAGGTAGCTATTTCGTACATTTATTATCTTCTCAATTATTACTCCGTAAAATACTATAGTTCAGCCAATCCAGACGACCCTCGGTCAGATATCAATAAATTAAGAGAGTTCTTAAATGAACAAGGATAAATTTAAGAATACTTATTAAGGAGGTTTAACCACCATGGCATTTAAATTAGAAGGACTTTCTGTTTCACTCCCCTTAACAGTCGATCTTAATGATGGTCCTTACAAACTCAACAAAACTGTTGGAGAGGTCATAAAGCAAAACTTTAAAAATTTAGTTTTAACTTCTTCGGGCGAAAGAATAATGATGCCTGATTTTGGAGTTGGTTTAAGGAGGTTTCTTTTTGAGGGAATAACACCGGGAACAAACCAAAAGATTTTAACAAAACTTCATGAACAAGTTCAAAAATGGATGCCTTTTATTGCTTTGGGAAAAGTTAGCTTTATTGACAATAGTCAGAACCCGTCTTTGGGAGCAAATCAGGTTGTTATAAGAATTGAATATAGTGTCGGATCACTAAACTTAAATGATACCTTAAATTTTACTGAGGAAATTACTAATTAGTTCATCGCTTGAGCGAGGATAAACAATGAAAAAAAGACCCATTTCGTATACTAGCAGAGATTTTGACACAATTAAGCGTGACCTAGTGTCTTATGCTGAAAGATATTATCCAACAACATTTCGGGATTTTAATGAAGCGTCGTTCGGAGCAATGATGCTTGATTTGGTCTCCTATGTCGGAGACCAGTTGTCATTTTATTTGGATTACCAAACAAACGAAAGTTTTATAGATAGTGCCATAGAATATGGAAACATTGTTAGGTTAGCTAGGCAGATGGGATTTAAGATGCCCGGAGCCCCTTCCTCTGTGGGGGCTTGCGCTTTTTATGCAGTGATACCTGCGGATGTTCTAGGTGATCCTGACTCAAGTTATATCCCAACATTGCAAAAAGGATCGTTAATTTCATCACAGTCAGGACTAACATTCACCTTGAATGAAGACATTGATTTTTCAAAGCCTACTAACGAAATCACGGTAGCAAAAGTAAACCCAACAACGGGTGTTCCTAGTCATTTTGCCATAAAGTCTTACGGACAAGTAGTCTCAGGACAGTTATTTCAAAAAGATATATCAGTTGGCGGATATCAAAGGTTTTTGAGAATTCCTTTGGGAGTACGATCTGTGATAGAAGTTCAAAACGTTTTTGATTCTCAGGGGAATGAATATATAGAAGTTGATCATTTAACCCAAGACATTGTTCTGTCTGAAAATAGAAACTTTGCATCAGACAGAGATGTAACACCCAGCATAATGAAGGCAAAACCTGTTCCCAGAAGATTTGTGACAGAATTTGACGAAAACGGAAATTGCTTTTTACAGTTTGGATTCGGATCCGAAGAAAATCTAACAACAGATTTGGTCGCCGACCCAGCCGATATTGTTTTGGACGTGACAGGAAGAAATTATGTTACTGACAGTTCTTTTGATCCGTCAAACCTAATAAAGGCTGATAAGTTTGGAGTTGTTCCAGTAAACACCACACTAACAATCTTATACAGGGCGAACAATGTCGGAGAAGTTAACGCCGCTGCGGGAACGGTGAGTACAGTAGTTTCTCCTGATGTGATTTTTAAAAATCGTTCAACATTAAATCCGCTAACCGTAAGCGAGGTCATGGGATCTATCGAGGTAGAGAACGAAGAGCCGATACTAGGCGATTCAACTATGTTGTCACCAGACGAAATCAGAACAAGGGCGCTATCTTCTTTTACTTCCCAGAATAGGGCGGTAACTCGTTCCGATTATATTTCTTTGTGTTACAGAATGCCATCAAAATTTGGAAAAATAAAAAGAGCGAACATTCTCCAAGACTCTTCTACCATGAGAAGAAACCTAAACTTATATATTCTGTCAGAAGACGCTGACGGTAACTTTACCACTTCTAACGAAACACTTAAAAGAAATCTTAAAGTTTGGCTAAACCAATATCGAATGCTCAATGATACGATTGATATTTTGGACGCAAAAATTATTAACTATGGGATAAATTTTGAAATTATTACAGTTGAAAACGCAAACAGGTTTGACGTAATAAGCGCCTGTATTGCCAAACTGCAAGATAAGTTGAGAGTAAAGGGAGATATAGGACAGTCCATTCACATTTCAGAACTATACAAGTTTTTAAATGAAGTGCCAGGAGTTATCGACACGGTAAGGGTAGAAATTGAAAACAAAGCGGGAAGTGGATACAGTAACTTTTTCTATGACATGGATTCCAACGTTTCTGATGACGGAAGGTATATTACGATACCCCAGGATGCCGTCGCCGAAATATTATTTCCCGACACAGATATTTCAGGAGTTGTAAGATAATGGGAATTAAGAGATACTTTGCTATAAAAGATACTACAATCTCAAATGCCTTTAAGGCAAATTTATCTACCCGTGCTTCTGGTTCAAATATGGGGGCGTCGGACATCCTAGAGGCGTTCGTTATCCACGGTCAAACTTCGGCTTCTACTGACACCGTAAATGCCGAACAGTCCAGAATTTTACTTCATTTTGATATGACTCATGTTATTGACGACATTAATAATGGCGTGATACCATCGTCTAACGTGGACTATAGACTAAAGTTGTTCAATGCACCACATGCTAACACAACACCTATGAGTTATAGTCTTGATGTAGTTATGTTGACTCAATCTTGGTCAGAGGGCCGTGGACTAGACATGGAAAACTATTCTGACTTAGGTACCGCAAACTGGGTAAGTGCCAGCAACGGTGCCTTTTGGGGGTCCGACACTTCTGACCCGGTTACTGCCATTACTGGTGGTTACGAGCCAGGAGAGAACAACGTTTCCGTAAACTATTTTTTCTCCGGCGGACTGGAAGATCTAGATGTAAATGTTAATACGATTGTAGATCGATGGGTGTCCTCTGGATCTGCTAATAGTCACGGGTTTCTTTTAAAGCATACAGATGCCGCCATCGCTGGCAACGACGGAACATTTTTTACTAAGAAATTTTTTGGCAGGAATAGCGAATTTTACTTTAAAAGACCTGTTCTAGAAGCTCGTTGGGATTCTTCCAGAAAAGACAACCGAGGCAATTTTATGCTTAGTAGTAGTCTTGCACCAGGCTCAGATAATTTAAACACGATTTATTTGTACAACAGTATACGAGGACAATTGAAAAATATACCGGGATTGGTAAACGAAACAGTTCTTGTTAAAGTTTACAGCGGCAGTGTCTCGGCACCGACAACTAATAGCGTTCTGCTTTTAGACGAAGATAATAACGCCCTAAACCATGTTACGGGAGGGCAAGTTATAGAAAACGGCGTTGCCCTTGTCGGAGTTTATTCTGCCTCGTTTGCGACAACAGCTTCAGAAGATTATCTGTATGATGTTTGGTTTACAGCTTCTCAGCCCGGTAATATCACAGAGTTTTTCACAGGCTCATATGAGCCTACTTCCTTGAGTGCTTTGGAGCTTATTTATGAAGACGAGTATGTGACAGACGTAACAAATCTTAAAGGATCTTATATAAAAGGACAAAAGCCCAGACTTCGGGTTTTTGCAAGAAAGAAAAACTGGAATCCTAATATTTACACATCTGCGACTACAAATGTTGTACCTGAAGTGATTGATGATGGGTATTATCGCCTCACTAGAGAAATTGATAATATGGAAATTATTCCATTTGGTACAGGCAGTGGTGTTAAAGACTACACTAGAATGTCATATGACGTTAGTGGAAACTATTTTGAATTGGATACATCACATTTAGAGCCGGGGTTCACCTACAAATTACAATTTGCTTACTATTTACAAGGACAGTACAGACAACAGTCTGAAGAGTTTAAGTTTAGGGTTGAAGAGCCTGCGCCATGAGTGTAAAAAAGTTATTTGATAAAAACAGAAAAAATGGTTCTGTTGGAAAATACCTAAAAAAATCTTCTGTAAAGTCGCTTGATTCCAAAATTGAATCGTCGGGACACCTCTCGGAGAGCGTTAGAAGACAAAACGATTACTTACCACCGATAGATTATTCTAGGCCAGAAAACTTTGCAAAATATGGATCAGCGCAAAAATATTATGAAGCAGCATTTGATCACATTGTAGACAATTATCCTTATGACGGCTCCGGATTAGAAAAAACAAAGTTTTATAATGAATTGTCTCCGCTGGAAAAATACGTTCTTCAACATGTCTATCCAAAAGAGACAGGTTATATTAAGATCGGAGCCTCGTATGGAACACCTGGCGACGTTGCAGACAACCCTTCCGGGTATTATTCCTCTTCGATTGATTTTGTGCAAGCAAAAGGAGGACCACACGCAGGAAACGTATATGCGACAGGAAGCAACACAACATCCAACTTAACTTTTGCTGGCGTATCTGGATCGACCATTGAGTTTTTCCTGAAAAAAGACAACCTTATACCCAACGACAACAGCCAGAGCAAAAAACAGGTTATTTTCGACCTGTCAAACGGCTCAACCTCCGGCTCCAGCAATTATGGACGACTAAGGATAGAACTAACATCGTCAGATCAAGATAGATTTCTAGTAACACTGGTTTCGGGAACCACTGGGTTCATGACCCAGTCTGTTCCGACTACAGGCGGACTGGCTATTGCCAGCGGATCTTGGCATCACTACTCTTTTGTCTTTAATACCTCTGGGCCTACTCCAAACATTGATTTTTACATGGATGGAATATGCCATCAGACAAACATAACAGCCAGTAGTTATGGGGGACCCTCGGCTGCCGGTAATATCCCCTCAGAGGGCGGCGTCAAATCAGGCTCCCTAAACGAAGTAACAGGAACACTTGTTGCTAACATTGGAGCACTAAGAGCACCTGTATCAGGAACAAACGTCGGCGGCGCAGTTCTACCCACCGAAGGTTGGGGAAAAATATCCGCCTCTATAGATGAGTTTAGATTCTGGAAAAAAGCAAGAACCGGCAAAGAGATAGGAAGAAACTGGTTCACCAACATTGATGGCGGAGCAAATGTAAACGATGCTGATGCATCTTTAGGTCTTTATTATAAATTTAACGAAGGTATTACTGGTGTAGCAAGATTTGATAAAACTGTTTTAGACTACTCCGGACGAGTTGCAAACGGAACTTATGTCGGTTATGATAGTAGCAATTCACGACAGACAGGTTCCGCCATTAATGAGATGTCGAAAAAGGACATTTTCGAAGATAGATCACCAGTAATTCGTCGAGACAACACAAATTTCAAAAACACAAGGACTGAGTTAGCTAACACGGGATCTGAGTATGATCATGGGAACACTTCATATCTCATGAACACTATGCCGGCATGGATCATTGATGAGGACGCAAAATCCGGAAACGAGTTGAAAAACTTAAGTCAAATTATAGGAAGTTATTTTGATACACTGCATATCCAAATTTCGGAACTTAATAAAACAAAAGATCTTAGATATCTGAGCGGTACTCTGACTGGTAGTTCCAACGAGTTTCCCTATAACAACCGCCTGTTGGAGAACCAAGGTTTAAATACTACAGAAATGTTTGCAAATGCAGATATTCTTGAGAGGTTTTTCAAGCGAAGTGATTCTAAAAACTTTGAGCAAGAATTGCAACAAATTAAGAGCATAATATATAAGAATATTCACAACAATCTTGGCTACATTTATAAATCCAAGGGCAACGAGAAAGCAATAAGAAACCTGATCCGCTGCTACGGCATAGATCAGAATATTGTTTCCCTAAACACATATGCAAACAACTATGCTTATGAATTAGAAGACAATTATAGAACAATCTCAAGCAACAAAAAATATGTGGATTTTAGTGGCTTACGAACGAGTGCCACGAGTAGCGATGCAACAGTATATCAGTGTTCAAGTTCTATAAATCCTGCCTCTCATGGGTTCATTACTGGGTCTGACGGTGTTTTGAACTCTCTTGGTATGACTGCTGAGTGTGAGTTTATATTTCCTAATAGACAAAATTCTCACAATCTTGAATATAATGCGCCTTCGATGGTTTCGTGCTCTTTATTTGGCTGGCACACCCCCACCAGTGCTTCGTCTCCATATGAGACAGATACCACATGGGCTAAAAAAGCCGCCGCTGCCGATGGCGTCGGCGAATCTTGGCAGGACCAAGGGTTTCAAATATATGCAGTTAAGACAGCAGCAGAAAACGCAGAAATAACGTCCCCCGAAGAGGACATAAAAGATGTAAGATTTATTGTTAAAGACAGATTTGACAATACTCTCATAACGAGTTCAGTATTTCAAAATGTTTATGATGGTTTTTGCAGGTTATCTATACTTTCATTTTGTGATTATGGGCTGGAATATCTAATAGGTTTAAGTAAAAATTTCAGTTAGTTATATTTATATATAAATAACTGGAGTTTCTCATGATTAAACTTAAAGACCTCTATCCTAA